TCTTCTAATATTTATTCTAGTAATATTAGATGTACAACTAACATAAGTTTAACAGGAGTAGGATCTTATTTAACTACTGGAACTGATCCTAATTCATATTTATCATCTTCAAATATTTATTCAAGTAATATAAGATGTGCCAATAATATTACTTTAAATGGAACAACTGCTTATTTAACTACAGGAGCTGATATAACATCATATATATCATCTTCTAATATATATTCTAGTAATATCAGATGTACAACTAACATAAGTTTAACAGGAGTAGGATCTTATTTAACTACTGGAACTGATCCTAATTCATATTTATCATCATCGAATATTTATTCTAGTAATATCAGATGTGCTAATATCATTAATTTAATAGGTAGTGATATAAATTCATATATTTCATCTTCTAATATCTATTCTAGTAATATTAGATGTACTAATAACATAAGTTTAACAGGTGCAGGATCTTATTTAACTACTGGAACTGATGCTAATTCATATGTTTCATCTTCTAACATCTATTCAAGTAATATCAGATGTACAACTAACATAAGTTTAACAGGTACAGCATCTTATTTAACTACTGGAACTGATGCTAATTCATATGTTTCATCTTCTAACATTTATTCTAGTAATATTAGATGTGCTAATAATATTACTTTGAATGGTGCAGGAGTTTATTTAACTACTGGAACTGATGCTAACTCATATGTTTCATCTTCTAACATTTATTCTAGTAATATCAGATGTGCTAATAATATTACTTTAAATGGAACAGGAGTTTATTTAACTACTGGCACTGATGCTAATTCATATATATCATCTTCTAACATCTATTCAAGTAATATCAGATGTGCTAATAATATTACTTTGAATGGAACAGGAGTTTATTTAACTACCGGAACTGATGCTAATTCATATATATCATCTTCTAACATCTATTCAAGTAATATCAGATGTACAAATAATATAACATTAACTGGTTCTGGATCAATTATAACATCAAGTAATATAACTGCTAGTTTTAATCTGAATGTTAATAGTAATATTATAACAAGTAATTTAGTGACATCATTATTAACATATAATGGAACTGAATTAAATACAACATTAAATAATTATTTATTAAAATCGGGTGGAAGTTTAACAGGATCATTAACAGTTTCTGGTGGTTTTATTAATATTACAAGTTCAGGCGGTTCAACCGCAGCAGCTTATGGTTCAACTGCTAATAGTGGTATATTATATTGGGGTGCTGCTGGTAATACTAATCCTTTAATAATTGCCAGTAATATAAGTTCGGGTATTCCATTAAGTTTACAATCAGCATCTTATATTTGCGCACAAGGTTATATAGCATCATCAGATAAGCGTATTAAAAATAATATAAGTAATATTGAAAATTCTATTGATATTATTAATAATTTAACACCTAAAAAATATAATCTAATTGAAACAAATCAAGAAAAATATGGATTTATAGCGCAAGATGTTGAAATAATATGTCCAACTGCTGTCTCAATAACATCTGGAATAATTCCAAATATATTCGAAAGAGGTTTGTATAAAAATAATATAATAAACTTTGACAATAAAAATAATATTTCTTTAAATCCAAACGATACTATTAAGATTATTGATAAAAATAAATATTATAGTGGTAAGGAATTTATAATTAAAGAAGTAATTGATAATAATAATTTTACTGTTTACGAAGAATTATCATCAGAAGATGTATTTATTATTGGTTCTAAAATAAGTGATTTTAGAACAATTGATTATAATATGATAACTACATTAAATACAAAAGCCATTCAAGAATTATTTATTGAAATTGAAAAAATTAAAAAAATGATTAATCCAAATAAATAAAATTATTATGTTTTTAACAGAACACTTATACGAAACTTTAAACCTTATTAAAGAATCAGTATTAGATAATAATGGTATTATTTGGGGTTCTTATGTTCAAAATAGTTTTTTAAATAAACATTATTCAAACATATATTATAATTTAAATTTTTCATATGAAAAATATTGGGATTCTTCTTTTCATCTTCCAACAATTGAAAGAATTACTATTGAAAATTATATGAATATTCATTTTAATACAGAAGATGATTACTTTAAATTATTAGATTATTTAAAAATCAATAATATTTCTTATACAATTTATAAATATAGTTGTGATATTTTGATTGAAGATTATTTTGAACTCATTATAAAGATTGATAATAGAAATATACCACCTTACTATGAACCATTATTTCTTTCTGAATGTTTGATTATGTATAAAAATATTCATTCAAATAGAATTAATATTGATTTTTCAAGTAATTCTGGAACGGGTTATGATTATTTGCCAGAAAAAGAAAAAATTATTATTAAAAATAATATTATCGCAGACATTTATAAAAAAAAGACATTATATTTATATGTCAATATTCCAGAGATATATAAATATATTAATATGGGTTGGAATATAATAAACATGCCTTATACTATTTTACCAAAAGGTTCAATAATTCCAAAATATAATTCATTCAGTTGTTTGATTTGTCTTGAAGAATTATTTGATGATAAATGTGAATGTATAGAAAATACAGCAATTATTTATAATAGTTTTATTAAATCACCTGAAAAAAATTATTATCCAATTCATAGCAAATGTTTAATGAAATATATACTTCATAAATCACATGAAGATTTTGATAAAAGTTGTTTTACATGTCCTTATAGATTTAAAATTGATTTTAATAATTATAAATATTTATTAAATTATGATTATTATAAACTAAATAAAATAAAGGTTTATAATATATAAATTATATGCCATCAAGTAATTTAAATATTTTTTTGAATTTTATGAATAATAATAATAAAAATTCGGAATTAATAACTTTAAATGAAAATTATTCTTTAATTCAATTACAAAGTTATTTATCAACTAATCTAATAAATTGCCATATATATAATAATTTTTGTAATATTGATTATGAAAATGAAATTTTTAATACTTATAATAATAAAATTTTTGGTATTAATAAAAAATCCGATTATAATTATTATATTTGGATTGTTAATAATAATAAAAAAATATAATGATTTAATTTAGAAGAGATGATAGACAATAATATAGTAGTTGTTTTATTCTTAATTTTATTATGTATATTGGTTGTTGTTATTATTTATAACTATACAATTAATAATAAAATTGAAAAGTTCTATGATGTTCCTGTAAATCTAGGAAGAATACCATTAGAAAGTTCACATATAAATACTGTTAAAGAAACAAAAGTTTCAGTAGATCCAACGCAATATTTTAATGGTTATAGTATTGCTGAAACATGTACTGATAATAAAACTTATGATGCTTATACAGTTGTTTCATCATTTAAATATCGCGATTTATCAAGTGATAGTATTTTAGGAACATTAAATAATGATAATACAAATACAATATATTTAACAAACACTAATACAAATGTTTCATATTTTAATGTAAATTCATTTGATGGTTCACCAAATGGTTCAAGTAATTTTAGTATAAAACCTGTATTTGGAGGTAATTATATAGCAATATTTTTTCCACACGATAATCTATATTTCAATAATTTAACAATGAATTTTTCAGCATCTGGAATTAATTCAGCAAACGATATAGTATTATATACGAATGTTGATAATAAATATACGCATATACCTATATCAACTGTGAATGTCATGAATAATAATGCTATAACTTTAACAAATAATGGGTTTGCTGATGATAATATTGATAATATTATTATTTATTTCCCTCCATCATGTACTGATGTTAGCTTAACTAAATTAAATTTTATGTTTAACATAAACACAGCTTCTGACTTTAATTATAGCACTACAACAACTGATGTAATGGATAGTACAATAACCTTATCATCTGTTAATACAAATTTTTTATCAACCAATTATAATACAAATGTTAGCCAATTTATGAGTATATTTTATACTGATGTTCCAAAATTTATTTATGATTTTGGAACAATAGATGGTTGCGGTGGTTCTTATACATTAAATACTGATGGTATTACTGTTACTTCAATTTCTGATGTTTTTGGTAGATTTAGTTCTACGACTAATATAAGTGGAGCTAATCCTGTAATAGTAACCGAATATGATATGAATAGCAATATAACAGGTAAATATCTTAAAGGAACTATTAATACAAATATAATATTTCCAAAAGGTTCAATTCCACAAAATTATACTATTTGTTGTGTTACTAAATATGTTCCAAATGGAACAACTGGTCGTATTATAACAGCAAATAATTTTAATTTTTTAATTGGTCATTGGGCATCAAGAGAAGGAACAATATATAATCAAAACAGTCCAAATTCTTGGATTAAATGGGTTGATGATGATGTTAGTGTTAATTCATCTGCTTCACGAAGATGGTTAGTAACATGTGTAAAATCTGGTGGAAATGGCACAAATAATATAATTATCAATGGTGTTAATGTTCCTGGCGATGGTGGAACTGGCTATGATCAAGCATGTATGGCAATTAATGGTTATGGTCTATATTCTGGTGAAGTTTCTGATTTTGGAATAAAATATATATTTATATGGGATAAAGTTTTATCAGATGATAAATTAAAAATAATTTCAGATAATCTTAATGCTATGGTTAATGGAACCCCTATTATTTTTAAAATAGATAGAACAAAAATAACAATTAATTTAAAAGACGGGTTTTCTCCTTCAAGTGCTGCAGGAAGTGCGCGAGAAATCAAAAGTATTTATGGAACATCTAAAAATGGATTTTACTGGATTCAAGTTCCCGACGCTGGTCCACGATTAACTTATTGTATTATGGATGATGATGTTTATGGTGGTGGATGGATGCTTGCTATTCAAGGTACTTCAAAAGCTGCTACATTCCATTATTATTCGTCGTATTGGACTAATAATAATATTTTAAATACATCAGCAATTAATTTTACAGATTCTAATGGAGATGTTAATTTAGATAATATAATTGATGCTAAATATCAATTATTTAATAGTATGACTGTTAATGATTGTTTAGCATTATTTCCAGCATCTCAAACAAATAATAATACAAATATAGCAGGAAAACCAAAATATGGGTGGACTTGGTATACACAAAATGCTCTTGGGAATTATATGGGTAATACATTATTAAACTTTTTTAGTAAAGGATATACAAATTTTAGTTATACTACTCCTTGTCAAGGGGTTAGAAGATATGCTGGTCCTGGCACTTATATGGATTATTATTCTTTTATTACATCAACAATTGATAAATATATGCCTCGTTCAATATGGGCAAGAGAATCAGCATTTTTAGCATTTGGTTTAAATTACAAACAAATATATTCAAATGGATATTCACATAATATTAGATGGGGAGGATCTTTTAATGAAAATTATTGTAATGATTTCTCTAATGATGTTAGTGGTGGTATTGGTATGTGTGCTTGGGGATGGAATGATGGTTCTGCTGGAAGTCGTATAAATTGTTGCCAAGAAGGCGGAAGCCCTGGTGCTCGTGCTATGAGTTTCCAATGGTATATTCGATAAAAATATATATAAAAATTAAATATATTATTAATATAAAAAGATGTTTGCTGATATTCGTAAATTTGTTCAACTAACTGAAAAAACAAACATTGATTGTATTCAAAATTATGTTCCTCTTGTATTTCCATCACAATTAGGTGAACCTGTAAATTATTATAAAGATGCCAAAATTTGTCTAAGTGATGTTCCTGATGATATTGGCAGTTATTAATTTTTTTATTCATTATTATTAATACGATAATGAATGTTGCAACATTCGATCCGATTTTAATTGGTTCTGTTATATTAATGCAAATTGGTGCGAGACATTTAGATTTAGAATTAACGCCTTTTCAAAGACAACTTTTGAAAAATAAGGTAATTCAAGGAATAATTTTATTTGGAATTATTTATATTCCAGTTAGAGATTTTAAAAAAACATTATTAATTTTAATTTTAATTTATTTAATTGTTTATGTTTTATTTAATGAAAATCATAATTATAATTTATTTTCAAAAAAATTTTTATTCAACAGTGGAATCATTAATAAGTATGATGATATTAAGAAAAAATACTATACAAACTTATCTAAAATTATTTAATAAAAAATGATTAAGTTATTTAAAATTAACTTATATAATAAATAGATATGTCGATATATAATGAATTATCATATAATACTCAAAAAGTCATCATTGAAGAAGTTAAAGGCATTCAATTCAGTGTTTTAGGACCAGATGAAATCATTAAACGATCTGTTGTCAAAGTTACTAAAACTGATACTTATGCTGGAAGTGAACCAGTTGTTGGTGGTTTATTTGATCCTCGTATGGGTGTTTTAGAACATAATAAAATTTGTACAACTTGTGAACAAAAGAATGTATTCTGTCCAGGTCATTTCGGTCATATCGAATTAGCTAAACCAGTATTTCATGCTATGTTCTTTGATATTGTTAAAAAGATTTTGAAATGTGTTTGTTTCAGATGTTCAAGAATGTTAATCTCACAACATACTACAATTGAAGAACTTAAAAATGAAATGACTAGAATCTTAGCTATTAAAAATAACCAGAAGAGATGGGAAGCTTATTTTAAACTTTGCAACACAACTACTAAAATTAAATTGTGTGGTGATGATAAACATATTGGTTGTGGTAGTAAGCAACCAGATCGTTATAACAAAGAAGCATCAATGAAAATTATTGCTGAATGGAAAGATAAAACAAAAGAAACTTCTGTTCAACAAGAATTTACTGCAGAAGATGTATTAAGAATTTTTAAGAGAATTACAAATGAAGATATGGAAATTATGGGATTTAATCCAAAATGGAACAGACCTGAATGGATGATCTGTACTATTCTTCCTGTTCCTCCTCCTGCTGTTCGTCCTAGTATTATTGAAGAGAATGGACAAAGACGCGAAGATGATTTAACTCATAAATTAAGTGATATTATCAAAACTAATAATAACATCATTGATAAAATTAATAAAGCAGCTAGTGAAGAAACAATTAAACTTATTACTATGGTTTTACAATATCATGTATTTACTTTCATTGATAATCAAATTCCAGGTTTAGCACCTTCTCAACAAAGAAATGGTCGTCGTCTTCGATCTGTTTGTGATAGAATGAAGAAGAAGGAAGGGCGTATTCGTGGTAATTTAAATGGTAAGCGTGTTGATCAATCAGCACGTTCTGTTATTACTCCTGATCCTTATATTAGTATTGATGAATTAGGTGTTCCTATCAGAGTTGCCTTAAATATCACATTTCAAGAAGTTGTTAATGAATATAATATTGAAGAGATGAGAAAATTGATCTTAAATGGATCTAATAAATGGCCCGGTGCTAAATATGTTAAGAAAACGAATGAACTTGGTCCAATTAATCTTAAATATGCTGATTTAGCTAAGATCGCAAGTGAACTAAAATATGGTGATGTAGTTCATCGTCATTTAAATGATGGCGATTATGTTCTATTTAATCGACAACCATCACTTCATAAGATGAGTATGATGTGTCATAAAGTAATTATTATGCCTTATCAAACTTTTAGATTGAATGTATTAGATACACCGCCTTATAATGCTGACTTTGATGGTGATGAAATGAATTTACATTGTCCCCAAAATATTCAAACAATGAGTGAATTAAAAGATTTAGCAGCTGTTCCATATCTTATATTAGCACCAAGAGATGGAAAACCAAGTATTGAAGTCGTTCAAGATACATTAGTAGGTTCATTCAGAGCTACTAAGGATTATATCGTTGTTGCTGATAAACAAATGGCAAATCTACAAATGATTAATAGTTATTTCAAAGGAAAATTACAAAAACCATCAAAAGATTTTACTTATACTGGAAGAGATTTATTCTCTGAAATCATGCCTCCTTCATTATTTATTGAAATGAATAATAAGGCTGGTGAAAAAGTTATTATTAATAATAGTAAATTGATTACCGGAACATTAGATAAATCAGTGTTTCATAATATCACGAATGGTTTGATTCCAGTTATTTATCATGATTATGGTCCTGTTGAAATTAAGAAATTCTTAGATAATACTCAACGATTAATTTGTAGATGGTTATTGACTTCTGGATTTAGTATTGGAATCAGTGATTTAGTTACTGATATTAGTACTGATTTAGAATTAAATGATAAGATCAAGGAAATGAAAGCAACAGCATATAAGAAATTAGAAGATATGCGAAAAGGTGATTTAGAAAACAATTCTATCTTTTCAAATGAAGAATTTTTAGAAAGAGAAATTATTGGAATTTTAAATCAAACTACTAATGAAGTTGCAAAGATTAGTTTAGCTAAAATTGATGAAAAAAACAATAGAATGTTCAATATGGTAAAGTCTGGTTCAAAAGGCAAAGAAACTAATATTGCTCAGATTATGGCTTGTGTTGGTCAGCAAAATGTAGACGGCAAGCGAATCGCATATGGATTTACTGATAGAACTTTACCACATTATACTAAATATGATGATGGACCAGAAGCTAGGGGATTCGTCGAAAATAGTTTCATTGCTGGATTATCACCACAAGAAGTATTCTTCCATGCTATGGGTGGTCGTGAAGGTCTTATTGATACTGCTGTGAAGTCTGTTACAGGCGATACAGATATTGTTGTTGATATTAATGGTCATTTACAATTTGTTAAAATTGGTAGTTGGATAGATAATATGATTGACAATCCTGATAATAAGTCATTAGTAGAACAATTTGGACCAGAAGATATGAATATGGAAATGTTAGGAATTAATAATGATATTATCTATATTCCAACTTGCGATGATGTAGGTAATATGATTTGGGGTAAAATCACAAATGTTAGTCGTCATGATCCTGGTGACATTTTATATAAAGTTGATACAAAAAGTGGTCGTTCAATTACTGTTACAAAATCAAAATCATTAATGGTATGGGATGATGAAAATAAAACATTAATTAAAAAAGATACTCCTAATATTATTGTTGGTGATAAATTACCAGTTACATTAAATTTACCAGAGTTAAAGAGTGAAATTAATTATGAATTTCCAAATCAATTCTTAGAAGGTTATAATCAAGGTCTTTATGTTGCTAATTATTCAAATAAAATTCCAAAATATCATTATGTATGCACAAAAGATTTTATTAGTGGATTCTTAACAGCTTATTATTATAAGAATGGTAGTTTCAATAATAATCGTGTTACAACATCAACAAATGATGTAGAATTAGTAAATGAATTAATATTATTATTAGGAAGAGTTGGAATATTTGCGAATATTATTAAAGATTCTGATAAATATACTATTGAAATTATTAATAAAGAAATTGATAAATTTAAAAATCTTGTTAGATTGAATTATTTCAATTCAGAAGATATTGTTTTCAAACACAATCAGTTAGAAAATATGATTGATCTTAAAGACAATGAATTTACAGTAAATAATGATATTGTATTAGATGAAATTGTAGCTATTAGTCCAATTCCTTATGAAACATTTAAAGATACTTATAAAAAAGTTTATGATGTTTCAGTGCCTGAAACAGGACACTTCTCAACATTAAATGGCATTCATTGCGTTAATACAAGTGAAACGGGTTATATTCAAAGAAGATTAGTAAAAGCAATGGAGGACGCTAAAATCAATTATGATAATACTGTGAGAAATGCAAATGGTTCAATCATTCAGTTTATTTATGGCGAAGACGGTATGGATGGATGTAAAATTGAGACGCAATTCATTCCGACTATTGAAATGAAATTATTAGAAATGGAAGCCAAATATAATTTAACACCAATTGATAAGATTGAAAATTATTTAGTTAAAGATGCCGTTAAGAAAATTACAAAATCAACTTATGATAGATGTAGTGAACATTTCAAAGATTTAATTGATGATAAGAATTTCATTATTACTAAGGTTAATAAAAATAAGAAGAATAGTGTTATCAATTATGCTATTCCTTTCAATAGAATTATTAAGACTTGTATTAAACGTCGAGAAACTGCTAATCTTACAGCAACTTTAACTGATTTAACACCTGACTATATTCTCGATAAAATTGAAGAAATGAAAGATAATCTTTACATCAAAGATAAATATCAAGGAATGATATATTTCCATATATTATTAAGAGTCTATTTATCACCCAAAAAATTAATTATTGAACAAAATTTTAGCAAAGCGATGTTTGATTGGGTTGTAACACAAATTTATGAATATTTTAAAGAAGCTATTGCGCAACCTAGTGAAATGGTTGGAATTATAGCAGCTCAAACAATTGGTGAAATGGGCACACAGATGACACTTGATTCATTCCATGTTTCAGGAACAGCCGCAGCAGTTAAAGCAACAAGTGGAGTTCCCAGATTGAAAGAAATTCTTAGTGCTACTAAGAAAACTAAAACACCGACATTAATTATTTATATGAAACAAGATGTAGCATCTGTTAAAAATCCTAAAATAGCTGATAATGGTATTGATTATGATGATGATAGAATTGAACAAACTAAAAGTATAGCGATGTCAATCAAAAATTCAATTGAAATTACTACATTAGCTAATATTCTCGAATATAGTGAAATTTTCTGGGACAGCGGTAAATTAGATACTACTATTGAAAATGATGAAGGAATGATGAATGTTTATAAAAAATTCGCATCATTAGATGAAAGTATTAATAAATGTCGTAGTGATTCCCCATGGGTTTTAAGAATGAAATTTAATAAAGAAAAGATGAATGCGTGTGGTCTTCGTATGATTGATATTTATACTAAATTAAACAAAGCTTATAATAAATATATTGATTGTGTTTATAGTGATGATAATGCTGAAGAATGTATTTTCAGAATTAAATTAACTGAATATGCTTTAAAAGATATTGAAAATAAAGATGAAATTGCTGCTCTAAAAGCAATGGAACACAATATCGTATATCAAGTATTATTAAAAGGAATCAAAGGAATCAATAAAGTTTCATTAAACAAAAAGAAATATGATTTATATAATCCAGATGAAGAGACATTTGATAAGGTTGTTGAATGGGTTTTAGATACAGATGGAACTAATCTTATTGAAATATTATCAAATCCGAATATTGATGCTACAAGAACTATTTCAAATGATATCAGAGAAATTTATGATGTATTAGGAATTGAAGCAGCAAGAAACGCGCTCTATAATGAATTAGTAAATGTTACTGGTGAAGGTTCTATGAATTATCGACATTTATCATTACTTATTGATACAATGACATTCAGAGGTAATCTAATGTCTATTGATCGACATGGTATTAATAGAAATGCTAGCAGTGCTTTAAGTAAATCATCTTTCGAAGAGAGTGTTGATATGTTAATTAATGCTAGTATATTCTCAGAATATGATAATACAAGCGGTGTATCTCCTCAGGTTATGTTGGGTAAGGTGCCAAATTGTGGTTCTGGTAACTTCGACATTGTTTTAGATGAAGAACATCTAATGGAACTATTAAAGGATGTAAAAGAAACAAAAGAAAATAAATATAACTTGGATGATATTAATGAAGATGATGAAAATGATGATGTAGATTATGAGGAAGAAAACATCTCATTCAATATTAAATTAGATGACAAAAAAGACGAATGTTATAAGATTAACAAACCAGAAATCAAGATAATTTAACAAAAACAATCATGTTAATGTTATTTATATAACTTTTATTTTTTTAGAAAGCAGACATCAGATCATCCCATTTATTTGCTAACACTGATATCTTTTTTCCTTCCACAGACTCAACATGAATCAATAAGTCTTTCGTTGGCATTTCAAGAACAACGAATTCAACCAATTCGCAATCCTTGAAAAGATCGTAAACTTTTGATTTTGTGATCTTATACACCATCTGAATGTGTAATATTTACTTGATTATAAAGCTTCATTTTTTTATGAAAATTTATAAAAATAAAACAAATCTTTTTTAACAGAAGAAACAACATTTAGATTTTTTAACAGGTTTATTAATATTGATAATTGATTTTGTTGAAAATACAATTGTATCAATTATATAAGATATCGCTCCACTATCAATTACAGCCCTTATTTCAGCTGCTAAAAGACTTTCATTATCTTTAATAAAATCTTGAAGAACACTAATAACAACTAGTTGTTTTTCGGATCCTTTTATAGTCTCAATTTTTTCAACACTTTCCATAGCAAGTTTAATAAATTCGGTATAATTAATTTTACTAATATCTTGAATATTTTTATTTGTTAAAATGTCTGAAAGAATATCGATGTTCATTAATTTAATTATATATTTTTATTAATCTTTATATGTTCTGTTGTTTTATATGTTGATTAACCAAATCTTTTATTTCAATTGGTAAATCATTTAATTTAATATAAATAGATTTTTCATTTAATGGCAATGTTTTATCAATTACTAAACTATAAATTATTTTTGCTCCATCATCTTGTTTATTTAGAATAATAACAGGACGATTTTCATAATTAGTTGTAGGAGCTTTATAGAAAGTTGATGATAATAATAAATCGCTTATATCACCTCTTATAATCTTTTCATCTTCTTTTTCATCTTTATTAGCCCCATATTTACTTCTATGAATTGTGATAATATTAATATTTAAAATACTCGACATTGATAAAATAAAATAATCATTTGGAAATAATTCATTTGATTCTAAAATTTCTTTTAATATTATTTTTTTATCATTAAGATCTACAACACTATAATATTTATCCCAAAAAATATTAAAATTTACATATTTTTTACCTAATGCTTTATTTAATAACATTAGAAATCGAGGATCTTCAAATAGATTTTTCATTTCATCCTTATTTGTTAGTTGAGTTGCGAATATAGTCTTAATTTTATCATAAGCAGATAAAACAAGATCATTATAATCAGTTTTAATATTTAAAAGATTTGCTAACCATAAATAAAATTCTTTAATAAAGTTTCTATTATATTTATCATTTTTAATATAAACCATATTACTCCATTTTGATTTTTTATGCATACTCCATTTGCTATTAAGTTTTTCAAAATTACCTTTAAAAATTTCAGGTAATTCTGTTACGACTATTTCTTGTTTTGAATTAAAAATATAATCTTTGGTTTGAAATGTATTAAAAACAGTATTGGGTGTAGAAGGATTATAGACAATTAATTGAGATGGTATAGAATTTTGTAATGATATTTGAGAGAATATAAATTGTTTCTTAGTTTCCTTAATTGTTGGATTTAAAAAATCATATTTATAATAAATTATAAAATCATTTAAATGTTTTTTAATATGAGATTTTGATATAAATGGAACCTCTTCTAATATCACGCGAATCTTATTCTTTTCTGGAACATTCTTTAAATCAAGTTCCTTAAATAGTTCAGAGATTCGTTCATTTTTGGGTAATTTCAATAATTTATCAAACTTTTCATCTGATAAGTTAATAATTTTAATATAAATCATATTTTGTAATTGATACCATTTCTTATTTCTTTTAGAATTAACCAATTCATATTTATATAAATCATCTATAATCTGAGAATGAATTATATCATTTGTTAATGGCATCTTTTTAATAGTCAATGAATAATAATATTCCTTCGCAGTTGTGTAATCTGGATTAATTTCTCCAAAATCATAATTAATAGAAAGAGTTTTACATTTATCTATGAATAAATTATTATCTTTTATTAAAAAACTATTATTTTCATATTTATTACCAATAATATCATCATAAAAAACTATATTTTCAATTTCTAAATCTTTTATAAATCTTGGTAAGAAACTAACATTGATTTTATCAGTAATCACAAGTATATTACCTTTTGTTAAAAAATGGGTAATTGATAAATCACTATTTATTATTAAAGTATTTATTAAATACTTGTTTTTAATTGCTAATATACTCGATTTTACCCATGTATTTAATGAATAAATATTATTATAAAGTATATTACTTTCTTCATATTCATGCTTAATAATACTACATTCCTTAAATAGGTTTTTGATATGAGTGTAATCATTTAATCTTACTAATCTTTCACCATCTTTCCCTTTAACTTTTAATTCGATTGGTTCATAATAATTCTTTTCTTTTACAATCATTAATAATTGTGGATTAAGTTCCATAGATGCTATTAAATCATCATAACTAACATAATAAGGACATAAAATAGTTGTTAAATTAGTTTGTTTTTCCCAAATAACAAGAAGAACATTATACTCTTTAATGTTACTTAATAAGGAATATAAATAATATGGTGATTTGCTAGTAGGATAATCATTAGAACTTAAATAATTCATAAATTTCTTATAACTTTTAAATATTCCTAAAAGACGTGATAATTTATAATTATTTTTCTTGATAGATGATATTTTTGATGATAATTTAAATTTTATTAAATGTTTTTCTAATTCTGTAATTAATAATTTATTATTTTCTGGAATTACTGGTAATTTATCCATGAATGCCTTACAAACATTTCCATTTTCTAAACTTAAAAATGTAATAAGATCAAGTTTCTTATTTAAATCTCGAATAAATACATCCTTAGCATCTATTAAAATTTTCTTATTAACAGCTTTTCTTGTTATTTCTTTTGGTTCAAATCCTAAACCTAATGCTATCGCGTTTATTAAACTATCATTATAAATATGTTTAAGTTTTTTTGATGTTCTATGTGGTATTCCTTTACGAACAAAACATTTATCACTTTTATTAAGCATTTTAGAACAGACAGAATATTTTGTATCAGGCAATAATAATTCATGAAGTGCTTGTTGAATAACTCCAAAACGACCTACACGAACAGGCGATACATTAACTAAATAGTTTTCATCTTTATTATTATCAACGACAGAAGGTAAATCTTCCTTAGCTACTATTATAGATGATGGTTTTCTTTCTTTATCTTCATCTTTTGTATAATTCTTACATTTAGTTAATTCATCTTCTTTAGGCATCTTTTTAAAACAACATGGGGCGCAAATATTATTTTCATCAGGTTTAATAAGTTTTACATATCGCTTTTTATTTTTATCATTATCAAAGAATAATTCCATTGGTTCTTCACCTTCAATTGGACAAGTTTGATCATCTTTTGTTGGATCTAATGGAATTTTTGATTGAGGACACCATAGACGTGGACAAGTATAAACATTTTTAATAGTTGGCTTACTTCCATAAACAATCTCATTATCAAAATGATAATTTCCATCTTTTTTAAGTTGATCTCTATATTCTTCTGTAAATACAATAGGTTGATTAATAGCTTGACATTTTGTTCTGGCATAATTATTTAAAAATAAATCTTTATCAGCCTTTTGTAATAAATTAATGAAATAACTATGTTTATCTTTTCCTAATGCTCCTCCACTTCTTGAAGCAGCCGATGAAGATTTTTCATCTGATGATGAAGAATAACTTAATTTACCAATATCATCTTCATCATCATTTTGAGGAGGAGAAGATGATTTTTTATGATAAACAATATCTGGTTCTTGTTCTTTCTTCTTTTTAAGTGTTTTTTGAACTGCTGAAGCTATAATTTTAGAAATCCAATAAATTATATTTTCTAATTCTTTTTTATTTGGAATATTTATAATTTCTAAATAAAATCCATTTTTATATAATTTAATAATAACAATTGTATCTATTTTATTGATTGATTCTTGCTTTTTAATATTTTGCTGTTCCATTTCATAAATTAATTCTTGTTCTTCTTTTAATAAATTTTTAGCCTCTGCCTCTGTCATGTTATTTAAAATAGTAAGTTGTTCAATGATATCAGCATCTTCAATACCTAAATATAAACAATTTTTAACATATAAATGGGCATCAAAACCTTGATTGCTATAATTCGATGATCTTTTATAAATAAGATTAATAGTTTCTTTATTTGATTTTAAGATATCAAAAACATCAACATATTCACTTATTTTCTTTTTAAGATTTTGCATTGAAACATTTTCAATTTCAATAATTAACTTAGCATTTATACTTAAATCAGCAAAATTTAATTTACTTTTTATAAATGAACTACAATAAAGCTTAATTTCATTAATATTACTATAAATTTCAGTCCAATTAATATTCTTACGCAAATTAATAGTATAACTTAATGTGACATCCATTGTATCTTTAATTGTTAATTTTGCGAATGTTCCACTTGCCAATATTGAATAACAATTGATACAATTAATCGCATTAATCTTTTTAACATCTGTCCAATTTTGTAACATTTCTTTCGACAATTTATTAATTTTTAACAATTTATACATAATCTTATAATTATCGTTAATCCATTGAATAAATTGAATAGTTGATGTCGTATTTAATCTTTCAAATAGATCAACTAATAGAATCGTCTTAGTTGGTCTATGTATTTTAGAGACTAATTCATATCTATGAATATTTAATGTGGTATCTATTATTGGTTTGATATCAACTTTTTCTAATTTTTTTAATATAGTTTCTTTTTTATTTAATTCTGATAATGATGGAAATGTTTTATCTGTAAAATAATAAGGATTATTAGCCAATTCTGGAAAATCTTTTTCAAAAATTATATTTATTGATGAAAATTGGAATAAACTATAATTATAATCATAAATTATTTGTTCTTTTAGTTGATTACTTTTTAAGTTAGTTGCTTCAAGTGGATTTGGTGAATATCCATCCCATTTAATTTCTTTAATTTTAAATAAAATTGATTTATTAAATTTCCACGCATAAAAACGACCTTTATCAGTTAAAATATTATAAGCAATTTTAGCAATCGCATTTTCTAAACTATCATCTTCATAAACATAAATTTCATGTTTATGTGATTTTGAACTGCTAATCCAATTATTAACTATAATTTTTTTATATAAATTCATATCTATTTATAAGTGTTAATATTTTTTTCATTCAATTAAATAGATTAAAATGGATGATGATAATAATAAAAATTATTTTAGATTTCAACAACCATTACAGAGTGATATAACTTCTTATGTAATATTTTATGGGTCGATATCAGTAATAATTTTTATTATAATATTTATCTTTCTTGTTATTTTTTCAAGTGATAATTCACAAGAACAAACACAATCAATTAAATCAGTTTATAGCAATCGATATTATAATTCATCATTAGATGATAATTCGATGTCTTTCTCTTCTTTTAAAACAATAAAAGGAGGTGTAAAAAAAATTAAATGTTTTTAATTATTGGTAATAAATATTTATATGATAAATATAATGATAAAACCATGCCTAATAATACAAAAAATATATATTTAACTGAATAATAAAGAATTATTAAAAATAATATAATAACAAAAATATAATATAAATTCATTATTTATTATATAACAATTAATTTATTATGACCAACACGAATATCTGTATTTACAACAATTGGAACACCAAGTTTATGAATATTCTTACAGAAAGCTACATCTTCTGAGCAAATATCTCTGAGAATCTTACCATCTTCTGTAATTATCTCTTGAACATCAGCATTAAAATAAGGATAAGTCATCTTTTTAAGAACATCTCTTGTTATCGCAAAAAATCCAAGACCAGTATAATAAACAGGAAGGTATTTAAGAGATGTTTCAGTCTTCCAATTAGTAATATCATCAGGAGTTAAAAATTGAAATGTTCCATTCTTGGCAAAATAATCAGTATCCCAATCCTTAACAATCGCATAAGAAGTTAGATTAGCCATACGATACATACCAGCAACAACTGGATGTTGTTCAGTTGATTCTATGAGATCGATCACTTGTTGAGGAGTGAATATAATATCACTATCAATAGTTAGCCAAATATCAAAATCCATATTATCGAATGGTTTTTGATTTACACCACGAAGAACATCAAGACCCAAAGTTTGCATACGCGCAAATGTAACAAATGAACTAATACCGGTGCTAATAACTATATCATATTTCTTAGTTTCCCATAGAGCATTAATAGTAGCTGTCCATGATAGAAGAAATTTAGATGAGAAATTATCACCTGGAAGGGCAAATACAACCTTCTTTTTGGTCTCAGTTGGAGTAGCTACCGTTTCAACACTTTCGGGATTAATAATTTCATAATTTTGCTTTTGTTCATTATCAGTTGCACTCATTAATATTAATATATACTAAAATAGATTTTTATTCCTTATATATTTTTAATTTTATTATATATATAATGACAACAGTTAATTATTATGATATTGAATTAAATGAAAATAATAAAATAGCTCAACAAAATGAAAAAATTAAATTAAAACTTAAACCACATCAGTTAACTGCTTTAAATAAGGCGATAGAAATGGAAAAAGAAGGAATAATTGAATATAAAATTTCAAATAAGAAAATATTTTTAAGTCTCATGAATATGTTATATATAAATAATCATGGATTTAATGAAATTAATTATGACAATATAATTAAAATTGAAACAAATGTCGGAATTTTTGGGGATATGGTAGGATATGGAAAAACTCTTATAGCATTATCGTTAATCGCTACAAATAATGATATTCATATTAATAATCAATTTACAAAAACATTCAATAATAATAGAAATTATAGTTATTTAAATATATCATCTGAGAATAATTTAATTCCTAATAATGATTTTACTATAAATTCAACATTGATAATTGTTCCGCGCGGACCCGTTTATGTTCAATGGTTAAACATGATTAATACTCATACAGAACTTAAAGTTTTGGCAATCGATAATTTAAATAGTATTAAAAAGAATTTACCAAAGTTTAATGGAACAAATAAACAAGACATCATTAATTTTTTTAATGCTTATGATATTGTTTTAATTAAAAATACAACAATCAAAATTTTATTTAATTATTATTATCACGAACATAGTATTATTATAAATAATTGGAAACGAATAATTATAGACGAAGCACATGACATTATTAATTCAATACCAAATATTAAATATTATTATTTATGGATGATTTCGGGAACTTACCAAGAATTGTTAAAAAAGGTTTATTATTCTAATAATTCAATAATTTATAATAATACAACAAAGGAATTATTAAATAATGAATTTATTAATTTAATTTTAGTTAAAAATAATTATAATTTTATTAAAAATAGTTTTAATATTCCTGAACCAAATGAAAAATATTATTTATGTAAATTGGCAGCAAATATTAATATTATTATGACTTTTTTAAGTGAAAGCATATTAGATAGAATAAATGCTAATGATATTGCTGGCGCAATTAAAGAATTAGGGGGGAAAAATGAAACAGAAGATAATATAATTGATCTTGTTTCAAAAGAATTAAGACGAGATTTATTTAATAAAGAGACTGAAAGAAATTATATAAATACTCTTGATATCCCACCTGAACAAAAGGCATTAAAATTAAAAAATATTGATGCTGAAATTGAAACGCAAAAAGAAAAAATAAAAGATTTAACAGATCGTATAACTTCTATTAATACAAATAATTGTTCTATTTGTATGGAATTAATGTCCAATCCTATTTTAATCGAATGTACGCATGTCTTTTGTGGAACTTGTTTATTTAAATGGTTACAAACTAATAAAAATTGTCCAATTTGTAGATTATCAATACCGACGGCTGATAAATTAATAGCTGTTGTTAATAAAAATAATATTCAAAAAGAAGAAGTCGATGAGATATTAAGTAAAGAAGATACATTATTAAAGATTATTAAATCAAAACCCGAAGGTAGATTTTTAGTTTTTAGTAAAAATGAAAATAGTTTTGAAAAGATTAAACAAAATTTATCAAATTCTAATCTTAAATATGAATTATTAAAAGGTAATACCAGTCATATGATGAATGTTTTAGACAAATTTAAATCAGGTGAAGTAAATATAATATTATTAAATACCCAATATGCTGGAAGTGGAATTGATATAAGTTGTGCTACTGACATAATAATATTTCATAAGATGGGCTCAGATAAACAGCAAGCAGTTGGAAGAGCTCAAAGAGTTGGTAGACAATCACAATTATTTATTCATAATTTATATTATGAACATGAATTTTAATTATTTTTATATTTATTATCAATAGAAGATATAATGAGTTGCTGCTCCGGAAAATATCCTAACATTCAATGCCCTTTAAGAATGGCTGACGGACGATCATTTACAAATTATAATCCTAAATGCGCCTTTAATTCATTCATCAATGATAAACTAAATGATAATAATATGATTCGTTCAAGCTATGAAATGAGAATATATTTACAACAAAATTATGATGAAATAGTTCGATTAGATAGAGAAGCAGCAATACGAAATATTTCTCCATGTGCCCCGTGTGCCATTGGAAATTTAATTAATGATAAAAATCCTCAATTAGCTAATAAATATCAAGTTAAAAATGATGGTGTAAACTGTTATAAATCATTAGTAAATGATCAAGGTATAGGAACTAGCACATTTTTTTAAATAATCTTAATTATTTTTTTAGAATATTATTAATAGTATAATATGAAATCGTTTGAAAATGATTATGTAAAATGTAATATTGATGTTGATAAAAATAATGTAATTATTACTGGTTATGTTAAAAATTATAAAAATTATAAAAGCTTAGCATTAATGGCTCCAAATCCACCAGATAAGATAACATCTTATTCTGGCAAAGATTTACCATTTCCATGTGAAGCGATAGCATTTGAAAATACACCAAACTTTAAAATAATTAAAGATGGTGTAATTGATGCTACCTTTATTTATCCAAACAGTTATTATTCTCCTGATGGTTTAAAAAAAGTTGTTTCGCCTATTATAATTAGCTTAGACGCTATAAAAATAATAATCCAATTAGATGATCATTTTGTCTTAAAAACTTTAAGAGACAGAAAAAGAGGCGATCCATTCTTTTATAGCACTCGTGAATTAATGTTACCTGTCGGAACAGCTGAACAAGTAATGAAAAATTATTCATTTGCTAAATTAAATTTTAATATTGCCTAATTTATTTTTTTTCAAGTAATTTAACAGCTATTTTATTTAGTTTTCTTAATTCATGAGAAATAGAACCTAAATGAGTAGCTACATTATTACCTTCCTTGTCTGTTAGAAAGTTTTTGAAGAGTTCAAATTGAATAATAGCTGGATCATATTCATCGTCGTCATCATCTTCTTCTTCGTCATCTTCCTCTTCTTCATCCTCATCTCCTTCTTCGCCAGGCTCTTCTTCATCATCATCGTCGTCATCATCATCTTCATCCTTAACAATAATAGTTTCTTTTGTTTCAGTTTCTTTATCGGAACAAATGCTATTTTCGTCTTCTTCTTTTGGCATAATAATATTTTAATTAATAAAATAATTCTTATATAAATTTAAGGTATGAATATAAATTTAATAAAATTTATAAGTTTTTTTATTGGTTTATTTATCACTCTTGTTATCTTATCATATTATAAAATAATTGAACCTTTTACAGATGATCAACCTAAAATTAAAGATGAAATAAAAGAGGAAGGTAAAAAAGAAAATTTTGATGTTATAGTTGTCGATAATCAATCTGTATTACCATTCGAAGGATATAAATTTATTTGTATAAATACATATTTAGATATTACTAAAATTTCATTAAATGATGGAAAATGGTATGATAATAATAGTGAAAATAAATATTATGATTTTAATTATAATAATTATTTTAAATTTAACAGAGCTATTAAATTATATGATAATAATTTAAATAATAATGGAGCAAAATTAGCCGATTTAAGGAATATTCAATTAGATGGACCAGCATGTTTCAATTTTGCTAATAATAGTGAAACATATGAACTTACAGAATTTTCTATGTTTTTAGTTACTAAAATAACAAACTTTACAAATAATCATAATATTATTTTTGAAATGACTGGAAATACAGTAACAACAGATAATGTTATTCCTACTTATACATCAAGTATAATAAATGTAGATTTTATTGTTAATGATAATTTTAATTATAATATAAATATTCGTATAGGTGATATAGTTTATTCAGGTTTAATAGATGACATAGATAAAGATATAATTCATAATCCAAATTATATAATTTTGGGAATGTATTATACAGCTGCTAAAATAGGATTTATTATTAATCAACGATTATATGAATATGCTAATACTAATACAAACAGAATTACATTAGGTTCAACGCCATTAATTATAAATAAATATGGTTCTGCTAACATGCAATTATTAAATTTTGTTTATTATAAAACATTATTTCATTTTGATAATTTTGATTTATTTGTTAGATATAATAATTATTATATTTCAGGACTTTATTATGAATCTCTTAATAAAAAATGTGATGTTAATCGTCGTATTGTAAATGAGGATGATTATCAATTAGATGACTTATCTGAATTAGCTGATATTAGTAGCGTAGATCAAACAAATGAATTACCAGATACACAACTTCACCCACATCATCGCCATCATCTAGAATATAATAATTTAAATAAATTACCATCCTTTAAATATGATTTAATGATGGATAGAATACCATCTATATTTAATAGAATTTTTAATTTTTAATTATTCGTTTATTTAAGACATATAAACATATATAATTTTTAGTAAGTATATAAAATGAACGAATATATAGATTTCCCAACAAATAATACGAACCTATTATTCAATAAAAATAAAATAAGTGCTGACATTGCTTCTTTGTCTTCTATGTCATCAATTTCAAGTTCTTCAAGTGTTCGTTCGGCTGAACTAAAGAAACATAAAAAACAACCACAACAACAGCCACAAATAAATATAAGAAAAAAGAAATATGAAAGTAGTGCCGAAGATGAAGAAGATGATGATAATAAAACCATTGATGATAGTGATAATGAAGATGAAAGAAGTAGCAAAGATGAAGAAGAAGATGATGACGAAGAGGAAGAAGGGAGTGAAATAGACGAAGAAGAAGATGATGAAGATGATGGAGATCGTAGAAAACCTTCGTCAAAACTTAATAAATATAAAAATGAAATTAATGAAAAAAAAGAAATATTATATCAACTTAACCGCCTTGATTCAAAAGGTTTTAAAATTCCTCATACATTCACAATGCAGTCTGATCTAGAAGAAATGAAACAAGAATATAATAAAATAATTAGAGATAAGGAGATTGACGCAAGTGTTCGTTTTCAGCGTAAAATGCTTATGGCATTTGTAACAGGAACTGAATATCTTAATACTCGTTATGATCCTTTTGCGATAAAACTCGAAGGATGGTCTGAACAAGTTCATGAAAATTTACAAGATTTTGATGATATTTTTGAAGAATTACATGATAAATATAAGTCTAAGGGCAAATCTATGCCACCTGAATTAAGACTTTTCGTAAGTTTGTCAGGAAGTGCTTTTATGTTCCATTTAACTTCAAAAATGTTCAAAGAAAGTTCTATACCAGGTGTTGAAGAAGTTCTTAAAGCAAATCCTGAATTAATGAAACAATTTCAGAATGCTGCGGCAAAACAATTCATTTATAATAATATAGGCAATAATTCAGCAAGTTCTCAGCAAAAACAACCGGCAAAACAAAATATTAGTGCTGGTGGTAATGATGGAGGTGTTAATAGTCTTTTTGGAAATTCATCTGGATTATTTGGAATGGTAAATAACTTATTCAGCGGATTAAATAGAAATCAAGCACCTCCTCCAATAATTCATTCAAAGCCTGAACAAGATATTAATAAAATAATAAATAATGTTCATAATAAAATCTCAATCTATCCAGATGAAGATACAAAAATAGAAACATTATCAATTAGCGATGAAGAAATAACTTCTATAATTGAAGATGCTACTGATGTAAAAATATTAAAATCAAATACAAGAGGAAGAAAACCAGCAAATAACCGTACCTTAAACATTTAATTTATAAGTATTATTGCCACGTGTGTTTTTAACGGTGCGACCAACTTCATTTATAGTTTTTCCAAGATCAGATCGTATTTCACGAACACTACTAGCTAATCGTTCGGGCACTTTTCTTATTGATGAAATTGGATCATGTATAACTTCACGTATTTCATCAGCACCTTCGTTAACACTTCGGACTACATTAAAGAAAGTAGAAGCAACAACGAATATTATGATATGAAGTAAGAAAAGAACAAATATTAAGATAAATTCAATCATTGAACCAATCATTATTATTTCACGGCGAGAATCAACGGAGCATTTACATTTTTCATTAACTAAATAACGAGTATATTTGAATACTTCATATAAATAATAAATGAAAACTAAAACGAAAATTAGATCAACAAACTTATTTATTAGAACAACATTGCCACCAAGATTATTATATAAAGCTTCATCTGGTATCATTGCGGAAAATAGTAAATATATTATAGCAAATATGGTAAAGCCTTTGATGAAACTAAAATCCTTAGTTAAGGCACAAGCACAACCCTTATTTTCTAAATTATATAAATAGCTATAAATAATTACTAAAAGAATTAAAGTGAGAACCGATGAAAGGGCTTTTATAAAGTAAGATACGCCGAAATCTGCCATAAATAATATTTTATTCTAATAAACAAAAATATTATTTTTATACAATAAAATTTGTTCTATTTTTAGGTTCTACATATTTTAATTTTAAGTATTCAAATATATCTTTTTCGCTTTTAATAATTGGTTTATTTTTATCAAATCCGTGTTCACTTAACGAAAGCCCGAATTTATTTTTAACATAACTACGCATTCCAATATTAAATATATTAGAACCTGTGAAATATAATAGAGAATAATAATATTCATTGACTGGTGCTATTAGAATATCTAATCTTCTCGCGGGCTTGTCATCTAGTTGAACAATACCCATAAATTTATTCTTTCCTAATGCTAAAATACCCTTTATATATCCTAATGTATTTAAGGAATCTATATAACTCTTTAAATTGAATTTTGGTGTCTCCATGATAATTATATCAATATCTCCCATAGATTTTTTGCCTCTGCGATAAGAACCAACAAAATCATATTTAATTTCTTTTTTAGTTAATAAATCTTTTTCAAGAATTTTTATATGTTCCTTAAATTCTTTAAGTGGTATACGTTTTTTCAAATCCTTATAATACTTTAAACCAAGTTTTTGTTTATCATTAAGGCAAAAAACATTCTTTTTAAGTTGTGTTATAGATGTAATACCAGTTTCTATTATTTTTTCAATATTTGAAGGACCAATTCCATAAACATTTATTAATTCTTTTTTAAATTTATATAATTTATCTTTATTGATATTCTTTGTAATATATGATATATTTCCTGTTTCAAATAATTCTTTAATTTTTTCATGAATACTTTTACCAATACCATTAATATCCTTTAAATCATTTAAGTTTGATATTTCTTTCGGATAAATGAGAATATTATTGATAACATTATCATATGCCTTAACTTTATAAATATCTTTATTAAATCTTTCATAATCTCGAATAATTTCAAGATTTTTAATTATAGTTTCTTTATTAATTTTAACCATTATTTACATAATTAAAATAAAAAAAATTATTTATACTTATCAACTATATTTGATACTTTGAATTTAGTTGAATTATCTAATCTTGATATATCAAATGACTTAATATACTCAATATATTCTTGTTTAGGTATAAAATCTAAAATAATCGCATATTCATCCAATAATAATTCTGTTATATGTTTATAATTATTCAGGTCGGGTTTATTATCCAAATCATAAATAATAGATATCATAATCTGATTTATGATATCAACTTTATTAATTTTTTTCAAAATTACACATAATGCCTTAATCATAGACAGAGTATTTTTCTTAATTTTGATATATTCACAATAAGTATCATAATATTGTTCTTCGAATATTAATTTATGTTCAATAACAATTTTTACAGGTAACCATTCTTTGTTTTTTAAATAATTTTCATAATATTTAGTTATATTTTTTTCAATATAATCATTATCAAAAAGATATAATATTTCAATATAAATTTTATTATTAGATGTTTTAATAAAATTGATTAAAATGTCAAATAAAGAGTTTTTAATTTCATCATTGATTTGTGTTATAAAATGAGATATTTTACCATATATAACATCTTTGTTTACATCTGTTAATTTGTTCAAATATGAAATAAATTCTTTTTTACATTTGGCATCATCACTAAAATCAATATAAATTATGTGCGGTCTTGTTTTAATTTTTGTTTTATTTTGTGCTATTATTTTCTTTTTTTCCCATAAACTTCTCGCGTCATAATTAGAAACAAAACAAGAATAATTATTAATCAATTCATTGGCTTTATTAACTATATTATCAGGTATTTGAATATTTGAATTATTATATGTCTCTAAACAATTTTTAAAAATCTCATAATTAATTTTAACAAGTCCAATATCTTCGTTTTCTTCGTTCATATATTATAAGTTTGAATAATATCTTTATATTTATTCATCACTTATTATAACTTCATCTTCGACTGCTTTTGAATTATCATAATTTATTATTTTATCTATTAATTGAGATTTACTACCATCGCAATTTATTTTTCTTTCCTCACATTTAGCTTTTATCTTTTCTAAACTTAATTTCATTAAAGCCTTTTTGGTATTGGCTGATGATTGAACATTTGAACTTATAACTGATGCGCTATCTTCTATTATCTCCTTCTTTAAATCAAATATTTCATTATTAATTGGTTTATCATCTAAAACAGTAACATGTATTTCACTCGCGGCACAAATGCCATTCATTCCGCATTTTGGAGTAGGTGGATAATCATTATATATCTCATTCATCATCATATTGGCTTCATTTATTTTTTCATTATAATAATCAGACGCCGGTGTATTAGTTATAGGTCGATTAGCGCCATTTAACTCTAATTCTAATTTTTGTAATCTTGTTGACATCATATAATTAGATTGTTCAAGATATAGATATTTGTATGATAAAAATAGAAGAAGTAATACAAGTATGAAATAACTTATATAAAATAAAATATTGTTAATTGTGAATAATTTAAATACGAACATTTCTTAAATTTTGATTATATATTTTGTTTTTCATTTCAATCGCACTTCTAATAATATCTTTATTAAATTTATGCTTTTCTAATAATTCGATTGCTATAATTTGTTTAGAACCTCCACGATTTATCTTATAATTAAAGTCATAGTTCTTAGTTTTCTCATTATAATCAGCATTTACACTTAAATTTATAAATTTCTTATTATCTTCAAGATCCATTAAATTATGAAAATGTGTTGTTATTATTAATGATACGCCTTCGATATTTCCAAGATATTCAGCAACTGAATAAGCTACCGAAACGCCTTCTATTGGAGGTGTAGAATGCATCGGTTCGTCCATTAAAAATAATCCCCTCTTATTCTCTTTTTTCAAATTTTCCGCGATCATTATCATATTATTACAATAATTTGTTTCTGTTTCAAAATATGACATCTTGCCAGTAACATCTACAACTCTCATAAATGTAGTTATAGCATCATAAAGATAAATATTTCCTTTTAAGGCGTTTATTATTCCAAATGTTTGAGCTAGAATTATGTTCAAAGTTATAGATTTTACAAATGTAGTTTTTCCACCAGCGTTTACACCAGTTATAATAATATTTTTTGATAAATTTACAGGATTTCCTACTTGACTTGATTTTAATAATGGATTATTAATATTCCATATTTGGGTATTAGTATCATTATAAGAAGGCAAACACCAATTTTTATTACTTTTAAGTCTTGTTATAACATCTATTACATCAATTGTATAAATAACTTTAAGGATATTAATAATATCTTCTTTATAATTTGCGTTTTTCCATAATTTATAAATAGTTGATATATCATAATCTAATTTTTCTAAGTTTTTTATGCTTTTATTCATAGTATCTTCATTGATCTGATGATTATATAAGAAAAATGTTTTCCATATATTATTTGATTGTTTTATGATTGTTATAGATGATTTTAAGAATGTAATTAAGCCATTGACTTTATTAAATAATTTTTCACGAATTTTATAAATCATATATGAAACATAAAAAGTTTGGTAAATACTATAAATATATAAAGCTATATATGAAAATACTGTTATAATTTTAAAAATATCATTTTTGATATTTCCAGAATATTTAAAAAACATCTTAACAAATTGATAAATAATACCTAAATATTTAGTTACAGTCAAGTTAAAATTCAAATATTTATTTAAATAATAATAAGGCATATAAAGAACTGATAATGGATATAAGAGACCTGTTAAAGGCATTATAATGATCTTATATAAATGATAAATGTCAACTAAATATTTATTATAATTCATATTATTTATGATGTAAGTAGAAGGAAATAGAAGATTTATTGAAAAATCTTCATCAATCTCTTCTTTCAATGTCATAATCCATAATAAATCTTTTTCATGATTTTTTAAAATTTCTTTTTGATAATTTAATAATTTAAAAAATGTTTTTTGTCTGTTTTCCAATAATGGTTTATTATTTATGGGCGTTTTTATTAATTTATCTATTAAAATCGATGCTCCTAACGTTGAAGGTTGTTTAGTTATCCATTCATCTATTTTAGTATCAGTATAAACATTATCACTTACTATTATTTTATTTTTGTCGTAGTTATTTTTTAAAATATCATTTAATAAAACATTAGCGGTAGATGTTGGTATTTCAAAAAAAACATTTAAATCGTCCAAATTCATTTTAATATAATATTTATATATTTTATTCTCGTTTTTAAATTCACATATAAATAAAAAATGATAAATAAGATTTAAATTAGTATTATGGATTATATTATTATGATACATGAAAATAAAATTTATAAAATTGATAAAGAACCTTATGAAACTGATGAGAATACTTATATAAGAGGTTGGTTTATTATCAATAATTTCAATAAATTTAAAGATGTTGAATTAATATCGCGTTCAATTATTTATTTAAATGAAAGTAAAAATAATATGAAATATATTGTTTAATTATTAGATGACACGACGAGCTTTACGAACAGGTTTGGCAGGAGCGCGACGGCGACGTCCACCAACTTGTTCTTGATACATTGGTTCAGCGCGTTCTTCTTGACCTTCTGAAAAGAAATTAAAAGAGCTATTTTTATCAGCTAATAAGCGAGCTCCTAATAGGGCTAATGCTGATATGAAAGCTGTAAGTTCAACAGGGGCACCACCACGACGACGGCGATCATTACCACCTTTAACTACTGGTTGTTGTGCTACTACATGTGGAGAAACAGCTGATGGTTTTTGATCAGCATAATAATAACCTCCGCGACGACGAGGATCGCCACCACCAGTTTGGCATGATGGACAACCATTATTACCACCTTTTAAAGCAGGCTGGGATGAAACAGTTGATGGAGCAGATTGAACTAAGGTATAATCTCCAAGAGGTGGATAAGACGCTTCTCCGCCAGTTCTTCTTCTTTGCATTATATCTAATTAAATAAAATATATTATTTTCTAATATAAAAAACAAGAAATACAGCTATAATAGTTGTAAAAAAATTTAATACGATTATTAAAATAACGAATGGAATAATATAATATAATAAATAAATTAATATAGGTTTTATAATTTCAGTTCTTATATCTTCATTTAATATTTCATTTCTTATAAAACTAATAATAAAATCCACTGGTTTAATATTATTTTTTTGTTGCGTCATATTTTATCTTTGGATTAACTTAATATTATATAGAATGAAACATTTATTAAAATTTCCGCAACAAAAAACAAATCATTCAGTTTCTTATTTAGAAACACCTTTAAGATTAGAATTAAATGATATAAAGGTTATTAATGTCTTAAATCATATTTTAGAATGTTATATTCCGATAAAAATCAACGAACGATCTATAAACAAAATTAAGGAAATTGACGAATTATCTTTAAATACTTTAAATGATAATCCAGATTGGATTAATAAGGATGAACAGGATTTAGATACATTATATTACACTTCTTATTTTAGTGATATATCACATATGTATTTATTTATTAATAATAAAACAAATTGTTCATTTAATGGTAATGATAAAGATGTCACCGAAATATTATCAATTCTTAAAAATAATAAATCAAAAGATTATAATATAACCGTTGATATTACATTTTTTGGTTTATTTATTCAGTCGAATAAAATTGGGAATAAATGGTTAATAAAAAATATTAGCGTTGATGAAGTATTTGATAATAAGACTGATTGGAATAAAGAAGAAATCGAAGAGGATTGGGAAGAAGAAGTACAAAATTATGAAATTGAAATGAACGAAAAAATAAAAACTTATTTAACAAATATTAATGAAGCAAAAATATTATTGGAAGAAATTAAAAATGAACAAAATATAAATACTTGGGAAAAAAAGATATTAAAGTTAAAAAAATATATTTTAAAATTATAATTTTATCTATATTATTATAATAGATAGATATAAAATGAGTTCTAATAGTAGTTCTTCAATAGTTATTTCATTTTCAATCGCAATTTTATTATTATTAACACTTTTATTATTAATTTCTTACAATTCTAAATGTAAGATGGATAATATAGAACGATTTGAAAATGAAGTAGGAGGAAATGATGCTTTTGATTCCACAAATATGTTTAATTTACACCAACCACCACATTTACCATCAGTAGCGGATAATGCCAATAAATTGGCTGATACTAAAAAAGCAAGTGACGGCGAAGTTATGCCAAATGTTAGACCAGTAGATCCAACCGATAATTATTATGGATCATACGCTTCAAATAAAGGGGATTCTTTTGAAAAGTTTGAAGATGCTACACAATTACCCCCACAACCAACTGATACAGGTGCATATTTAAATCGCGATCGTTTAACAAGTGATGATTTATTACCAAAAGATGCCGCTAATTCTAAATGGGCTGAAATAAACCCTGCTGGATCTGGTGACATTCGTGATCAAAACTTTTTAACTGCTGGTTATCATATTGGAATTAATACTATTGGTCAATCTCTCCGTAATGCTAATCTTCAATTACGTTCTGAACCACCCAATCCCCAAGTTGCTGTTAGCCCTTGGTTAATATCTACTATTGAACCAGATGTTCGTCATGTTGCTTTTGAAATTGGCAGCACTCCATCATATTAATCAAATGTAACAAAACACTTAGTATTAATAATATCTTGTTTAGGGATTAATGAATTTTTATTAAAATTTTTGAATTGTTTTTTATATGAGAATTTTGACATATTTTCATAAATAATCTTTTGATTATCAATAGCATAATTGATAATTTTATTATTGAAAGCCCATTTAAAAAAATTGAGTTGTCCTATTGTTGTCTCAATTATTTGCTGCTTTTCATTATTAATCATAAATGAAATTCTATCATGTCTTCTAAAAGCATCAAAATTAAATTTCTTAAATGATTTAAGTTGAGCACGATAATCTAAATATAATGTTATTTTTCTATATTTTTCATTTGAATAATTATCAGGTAAATTATAATAAATATTATCGTCAATATCATTTATCCAGTAAATAATATTATGATTTTTAGCATATCTTGTTACAAGCCAATCAATCATTCTTAAAGATAAAACATGTTTTCCTTCGATAATTGTTTTTAAAATAGATTTATATTTATTATTATTTTCGTAAAATGTGTATAAAGAAGATAATAATAAATCTTTACTACTATCAGTCATTAATTAAATTATATTAAAATTTCTTATATCTATTATTTGGTAAAATTAATCATATCAAATATAATAGCAATTATTGCCAATAATAATAAAAGTCCTATTCTTAAATCCCAGTATAATAAATAAATATCTAAAACTATTAATATCAATAATACCCAATAATGTTCATAAATATCTATTAAAGTTTCGGGATAAGGTACTGATGGTCTTAAACCGTAAATTAATAAATATGCTGAAAGAATACCAATTATCAAATAACGTAAAAATATATCAAGCATTTATTCTATTATTATTATTATTTTTTCTTTTCCATATTAATAATAGAAAAAATGCTTTATTCTACACTTGAAGAAGCTTATCCAATCGCGAATAACATGTCAAATAAAAATAAGAAAAAAAAAGAAAAACAAGATGAAGATCCTCAACTGATCCAATCTAATCAACAATGTTCTCCTCTACAAGTTCCAGAATATAAATTACCAATTGACAGTAATTCTCTAAATTCATTTAAGAAGGCTATTGATGTTTCTTTAAATACAAATAAAATTATGGATCAGCCTGTAAAGAATACTTCTGATAATTTTAATGTTGAACCATATGACTATGATGAATATGATGCCTATTTAAATATTACAAGCAATAATATACAAACAAATCGAATTGATAATAGTCCTCAATATAGAACAACTCCATCATTATTAGATTATTTAAAAACATTGAGAGACAATTATGATAAAATTCATACACAACAAGCTATTAAAGTTGATAATGTTGAACATTTTACAAATTATCCATCCAATAAAATGAAAGTAGATGTAAATTTATATAATTTATTTTTATTTATGTTCATTGGTATTATTATAATACTATTATGCGACCAAATAACAAAATTGGCAATTGTTATAGCAAGTAAAAATATATAAACAACGTTATTATTTAAAATATAATATGAAATATTTTACACATTTAGTTTTTTCAGGTAGTGCTATACGTTCTATATGTATTTTAGGTATATTGAGATATATTTATTTTAATAAACTCGAAGAACATATTAAAAATGTTGCTGGCACTTCTATGGGTTCTTTTTTTGGTTTAGCATTTGCCTTAAAAATACCAATCGACGAATTAGAAGATATGATTTTAAAATTAATTGAAAAAGAAGAAGTTGTTTCCATATGTACAACTAAATTTCTAAATCTTTTTTCAAACTTAGGATTTAATGATTCTAAGTTATATGTCGAACCTATGAAAGAATATGTTAAAAAGAAATATAATCAAGATGATATGACTTTTATTGAATTATCAAAATTTACAGGTGTTAATCTTTTCGTAAGTTCTACAAAAATAAATGATGGCACTAATTTTATTTTTAATGTCAATGATACTCCTAATGTCTCTGTATTTGATGCTGTTGCTTCTTCTATGTCAATTCCAGTTATATCAAAACCTGTTATAATTGATAATAATTATTATGTAGATGGTTGTATTACTAATAATTTACCTTATGAGATTTTTAGTAACATAAATCAAGAAGATATTTTAAATGTAGTTGTTTATATTAAAAATGATTATGATGTTGTTGATAAAATTAATTCAGATGATATCAATTTCATCGAATATTATAAACAAATCATTGGAATTATTTATGCAAGTTCCTTAAATCATAGTTATATATCAAAAATTAATAAATTTAAGAATCCATTAATCATTAATAACAGTCCATTTAAATCTTTTTACAATTTTGAATTTTCGAATAATAATTTATTTTTTAGTATACATAAAAATGATATTGAAAATTTAATTTTACAAGGTTTTAAAGATATTACTATTTATATGAAACAATTTGAAGATGATGAAGAAACTGGAAGAGAACTTACTGTAATAGAAGATATTTCGAAGGTTCCTTAACATCTTCTATCTTCCATGATATATATATCATTATATTATTCGGCAATACTGATACAAATAATCCACTTTTTTGTAATGATTTTACTATATAATTAACACAACTTAAATGATCATATAATGGATAACCTATAATAATAGGCGGAATTTTATAATATAAAGATTGTCCACCAATTTCAGCTATACCTTTTATTTTATTATGACAAGTATTTAAAATCACATTATAAGCCTGATTAATTTTTGTATCCTTCTTTTTCTTAATTTCATATAAATCATATAATGATAATTTTGAGATCATTTTATTTATAATATTATATTTATTTTGCATTTTGATTTGCGAATGCTATTATATCAGCTGCATTTCTTTTACCTTCATATGGTATTACAGCTCCTGATGTATTATTTACAAGTAAAATAGTTGGAGTGCTATTTACATTATATTTTCTACCAGCTGCCATACCATCACCACCATCACTTATATCATATTTTACAGTAGTATAATTAATGATTGCTTGATTATTAATAGCATCAGTAACAATATTATCCCATGTTGGTTGAAAATCATTACAATAACCACAATTAGTCATACTAAAATATTGTAAAGTATAGTTTTTATTTAAAGGCGATGATGAATCATCAAAAAAATTTTCTTGATTTCTATAATATTGACTTCCATAATATATAGAACCAGCTATTATAGCAAATATAAATACTGATAATAATATCATTGTTAAAGTGCTACTTCCTTCATTTGAATCAGATGAGCCGCCGCGATAAGATCTATATTTGGATGACATTTCTATTTTATTATAATATTTTTATTAACTATATAAATATATAATAAAAATACTAATAGTAAACTAAATAAAATAAAATTAAAATAATTCATATATTTAATTATTTTATCATTTACATTTGTTATTTTTTTATCTTTTAACCATATAATTGTATTTAAAGTAAAAAATAAATATATTAATATAGCAATAAATAATAGAATATAAAATATCATTTTAATCTAATATAAAAAATGATTTATATTTTATTATTATTATTCGTCAATATGCACTTGTCAGCATTTAGTTCAATACGCGCGATTATTATGTGTAATAATACACCAACCATTTATACTACAAGTTGTTTTAACAATAATGCGAAATTGTCACTAGAACATGTATTTCCAAAATCTCTTATGTATAAAAGACATTATAATGACATGCATAATATATTCAAATGTGACGCCTATATTAATAATATGAGATCAAATTATAAGTTTGTTGATAGTTGTAATGTAAATACATTCATTCAATTAAATCAAACAGATAATTATATTAATACTAAAATGAAATTATTTAAGCCTCATGATGATAGTAAAGGTATAATCGCAAGAGCTATTATGCATATGTGCTATGAATATAAATATGATTATAAGAAAATTATAGATTATGAAGATTTAATCAATTGGTTTATTGAATATCCTCCAACAAAAGAAGAAATCTATCATAATAATATCATTTTTCAAAAACAAAAAAAGAGAAATATGTTTATTGATTTATACAATAAAAAAAATTTTAAAAAATTGGTGATGCACCGGTTTTTATAATAAAAAATGATTTTTTATTTTAAGATTAAAATTTATATTAAGTTAAATATGTGTTATATTAAAACACGGAGGCAAGCCGAAAGTCAAAATCAAGAAGATGAAATTGAAATCAATAAGAAACATCAATTATTTTTAGATATTGCTGCGGAAACAGCCAAATTCTCAACAATGCAACAAAAGCACGGGGCTGTGGTTGTACATAAAAATAAAGTAATCGCATGCGGTTTTAATTATACCACTCATTTCTTAAATGACAATAATAGTATTCATGCCGAAGTAGCAGCAATTACACAAGTCTTAAAAAATAAGAATATTTTGAATGAATGTGATATTTATGTTGTTCGTATTGCACCTCAACGATTTAACAACTGTTTAAAAATGTCTAAGCCTTGTGATAAATGCACAAGGTTTATTAAGAAATATAATATACGAAAAACTTATTATTCGACTAATTATGAATATGATTATAATTATCTAAATATCTAAGCTCATTGAAACTTTTGGAATAATTCTTTTTATACTTTTTTTAACTATAACTGGTCTATTCTCACTGTTAAAAATCATATTTAATAATTCTTCGCCTGTTAAATTTTTATTGTTATTAATGATCTCTCTAACCTCTTTAATATTTACTGGTTTTTGAACATTCTTTACATTTGTCTTTAAACGACCATTTTGTGTATTAAGATCATTATAATTATATTTAAACATAAAGTCTTGGATTTTATTATTCAAGACTTGTTGAAGTGTTTTACGTTCTCTAATTGCTATTTTCAATTTTCTTATAGCATCATCATATTTAAACCAATCATTAACTAGGTTTTTAAATGTATCCATTTCTTCCGATGTAGGTTCATTCTTATTTTCAATTATATCATCAACTAAATTTAAATCATCCATTATATCAAAAATATAAAAAAATCTTTAAATATATTTATTTAGTTTTTTTTGGTGTGGCTCTTGGTTTTGGAGTTGCTTTTGTTGCTGGTCTTGTTGATGGTCTTGTTGTTGGTCTTCTTGTTGGTTTTGGGGCTGTTGTTGGTCTTGAAGCGGTTGTTGGTCTTGTTGTTTGTCTTGAAGCGGTTGTTGGTCTTGTTACGGTTTTTACATATTTATTAATAAAATCACTAACATTATCAAAGGTTCTACTATGTCCAATAAAATTTATAGGTTTTGATTGATTATATGAAACAATGCTGGGATATGAAAACATTTTTAAATTTTGAGGAAATAAAGTATTCATATCATTATATTCAACCTCGTATATTTTTTTTTGTGTATTAAAGCGTTCTTTTATTTGATCCCATATTGGCATAAAAGAATGACAATGACCACAACTATTCCAATAATATAAAATAATACAACTATCTGTATTAACATCCTTCACAAATTTTTTCGCATGAGATTCATTTTTAATTGCTGTGACTGTCGATGGTTTTTTTGCGGATTTAACAATTGTTGACATTTTTCTATTTATATATAATATAAAATAATTACTTTAATTAAATATGGATTATAGTTTTCAAATTAAATCAAATGATATTTTACGAGATCACATAAAACAACTTGAAGATAATTATAATTTAAATAATAATTTTTTATTTCAAAATCAAATGAAAAGCATCAATGAAGATAAAATTGGTAAAATCATCGATAACACATATTTAGATTCAATATATATTAATAAAAAAAGTTGTATTTTTAAAAAAGAAGATAATAATGAAGATAATGGTTGGACTAATTATTTTAAAATGAATCAAATAGTTGATAGAAGAATGTTTAACAAAAATACTAGACAAAAAACTATTTAAGGAACTCTATTTCTTTTTTATATTCTTTTGAAGGAGTCTCTAATATTATTATAGATTTATCAAAAAATTTAGCAAATTCCCTTAAATCATTTGGGGGAATTTTACCATCAAATAAACATTCGTGTCTATCTAAGTGTGAACTTTTTATATTAACACTATTATTTAAATGAATACATACAATATCATCTTTATTCTTAAAAACTTTTGATATTTCATTTAATTCATACCCAAGATTCCATATATGACATGTATCTATACAAATCTTAAAGATGGTTCTCTCTTCTTCTGTAAATGAATAATAAAAATTTATAAAATCATTAATATCTGTTAATAATTCGGTTCCTTGTCCTGCTGGTGTTTCTAATAATAATTTCGTTTTAATATTTCTTTTTATTATTTCCCCTATAATACTTCTTATATTTGTTTTCATTGTATTTAAGGAGTCTTCAATACTACTTTTAGTTGATTTACCAACATGTAAAACATAACCTTTCGCACCTATATAATGTGATGTTATTAAATCATGAACTATTATTGTATCTTCAATTTCTATTACTTTTCTTCCATTTAAAAAAGGTTTTGCCAAATTAATTACATAAGGACTATGAACAACTAATGAAAAATCATTAATCTTACAATATTTTTTAATTAAATGTGATTCAGATATATATTTATCATGATCATTTATATGTGAACTTCGTGGGTTACCTACAAAAAGCTGTAAAGCATTTCCTCCATTTTTTTTAATTGATTCCATAGTTTTAACAATTGTTGTTTCTCTTGGTATATGAGCTCCAATAATCATTAATATACTTAAATATTATTATATATACTTAAATAATAATCTTAAACGAAAAATATGTCATCTAAACATCCTTTAATTACCGAAGGAACACATATAATTATTGATATTAGTCATATTGATAATTATGACATACTACAATTTAATGATTCAATTTCTGATATTCTTAATATGATCGTTTCTAAATTTAATTTAACTGTCGTTGGTAAAGTATTACATCAATTTGAACCATTCGGTGTTACGGGTGTTTATGTTCTAAGCGAATCACATCTATCAATTCATACTTTTGTTGAAGAAAAGAAAGTAGCTATGGATTTATATACTTGTAAGTCGTTTAATGACACTGAAAATCTAATAAATTTTTTACATGAGATTTTTAATCCTTGTAACATAGAATATAAAGTTATTAATCGTTAAATATAAAAAACTGATTTTCATTTTATTTTTTTTAAAATTATTATGTCTAGTCATTATGATATATTGATCCATTCAATTGGTATTTATGAAAAAACTATATATAAATGTGATAATTTTAATGAATGGGGTAAAATAAATGATTGTCTTGAAGCTATGAAACTTGGAAAAAAAGCATACAATGAAATGAAAGATCTTAAAAAATATTCAAATACCTATGATGAAATTTTATATTTAATAGATAAAACTAGAAATGACATTAAAGTTATTGAAAATGTTGTAATATTTCGTGATGAATTTAATAATAAATATAATTTAATGTGGAGAAATCTAAATGTTTATATTCAAGCTCTTAGAATTGCCAAAAAAGCATGTGATGAATATTATATATTTAATTGCTGTGAATAATATTAATTATTATAATCAATTAAATATTTACAACATGTATTAAAATCAATTATGTATCGATAAGGACATGTGAAGAATATTTTTTGTTCTTGTGTTTTAAAGAATTTTACTAAACAGTCATGATGAATCTTATAACTATTTGATTTTACTTTATCAAATATATTTTCATATAATTTAACTATTTCTGTATCTCTTATAATCAATTGTTCTAAACAAATTGGGCAAAATTCACTAAAAGAATCATTTGGAACAATCTCATACGGTAAATTAGTTATCTTCCATCCTTCTTCAATCATCCTATAAATATCATTAAAAATCTCATTGTTTGAATGAAATCCTCTAATATATTGCGTTCGTTTATTAATGATATCATCCATAATTTTCTTATCCAAATCATCAGTTGTCACATAATCATATGGTGTTCCAGTATTATTCGAATAATAAATATTATTTTTGTTCATTAATAACCCATAGCAAATATAGTTATTATTTTTAAATGGCGGTGCCTCTACATTTGATAAACTAATTTTATAAGAAATTCTTAATTCATTGATTGTATTTATATTATCTTCTATAAACTTTATGAACTTACTGAAATTACTATGTTCCTTAAATACAACTTTAATTATTGGTTTTTTTATGAATCTATCAATTGTTTCTGGATTGTAAGATTCATCATAAAAATTATCAAGTGGTAATTTATTTTTTATATAAATATTTGTATTATGTTTTGCTAATATTCTATCACAAACATAAGTATCATAAATAATTCCATCATTTTTAAATACTTCCAATTCAAGTCTTGTTAAGCAATCATTTAATTCTTTGAAATAGAGCATCTTTTTATTATGATTTATATCATAAAATAATTCATTTTTTATATATATAAATAAATAACGACTTAATAATCAATGTCTGAGTGTGTTTATTTAAATGTTCCATATAAAGAAAGAAAAACTGTAAAACTTCTTGGTGGAAAATGGGACAAAACTTTAAAACGTTGGTATTGCGATGAAGGAAATGAATTATGTTCCTTATATCAGATTCATAAAGATATTGAAATAATTGGAGAGGATAGAGAATATGGTTCTAATAAACTTTACATCGACATGATACCTAAAACAAGTTATTTTAAAAATGTTAGACATTTATTTACAGATTGTGATTGGAATCTAATTCGTCATCACATTTATAAAAGAGTTGATTATAAATGTGAATGTTGTGGTAAAAGAAAAAATAAGTATTTAGAAGCACATGAAAGATGGGACTTTAATTATGATACACAAACCCAAAAATTAGTTCGTATTATTGCTTTATGTAAAATGTGTCATTCGGCAACTCATTACGGACATTCAAAAAGAACAAAAAATATTGATAAGATTAATCAACATATTAAAAAAATAAATAATTTTGATGACTTAGATTTAGATAATCATATTAAAGAAGCATATGATACATGGAAAAAAAGAAATACTGTAAAATGGAATCTTGATTTTAGTATTATTACTGATTCTGGATTTACAATTATAAACAAATAATTTACAATTGAATAATATTGTCAGTGTTATTTCTGAAAAATACTATCCAAATTGAACAATTGCCAGTATTACATACAACATATTTACACTTTGACATTATTAAAGTAATTCCTAAATATTTTAATGAATAACCATAATTTTGTTCCTTATTTACCTTATCAACTGTGTTATTTTTTTTATACATATGTCTTATTTCATCATAAAATATTGTTATTCTATCTGAAAATGGTTGAGATTTCATGAAATTTAAAAAATTTGTTTCGTCACTCTGAACTATGAATTTAATATTTGGATTTTGTTTTAAAATATTATTCGCATGAATTAAGTAAGCATCAAATGGAGGCGGTTTAAATTCAGTTGCCTTATCATTTCCTCTATAAAACAATACACAAGTATTCTCAAAATCTATATTATATTTATCTTCAATAGTCTCTTGAATTTCTCTTATGTTATCATTTGGTACATAATATTTATTTACAAATAATGATAAATTCTTTAAATCTAAATCTTTATAATTCTTATATTGATAACATTCATGATAATCAATATCACGAGTATATGGTATATGATAAGGTATTTCATCATAATGTTTAAAATAGTTAAAAGTTATATCATCTGTTGAATTATTTTGCTTATACCATGTATAAAAACCAGTTGTATCAAATACTTGCGGAAGTCTCTTATATTTATTGAAATAAAGCACTAAGTAATATAAACGAACTGAACAACATGAAAAAAATCCACCTTCATGGGCTACTTTTAAATCCATAATACAAAAATAAATGTTTTTTTCTTTATATCAAATATTTAAAAAGTGTAAAATAATAATATTACAATAATCCAAATTACTAAATAGATTATTACATCAATAGATGCTTTATTTGATGAAATATTCCTAAAACATTCAATTTTATATTTATTAAATTCATTATAATTTTCAAGATGATTACATTGATTTGTTTTAGTTAAACAATCATATACATCTTTATAATTTGTTTTTTCAAGTGCGAAATTATTACATTTTTTTGTCAAATAATTATTATATCTATTTTTTTTAATATATGAATCTGCGAAAGGCACTGAAATAATTATTAATAAGATTGCTGATAATCTCATAGTTGATATATTTTATTAATAATAAAAACAAAATCATTTTTTGTTTTTTATAAAAATAGAAAATCATCCAGAAACAAATTTGTAGAAATCATACCAACCCTTTATAATATAAATTTTCCCATTATATTCAAGTTCATGATGATTATCTAATCTTGAATAATTAATCTTATTTCTGTAAATATCATAGCAATCTAATATATTCTTCACATTTTCAGCATTAAACTGAACAAGTGAATAATTTGTATGAATGTCATCTTTTGATATAAATTTATTTTCAAATGATCCAAATTCTATTCCAACAACATTATAAGTAGCTGATGAATTGATCAAATAATAACCCAGATTAGATTCGTATAAATAGCCTTCCATTTTATAAATAAATACCAATAAAAATTATATCATTTTTTTATTATTATACTACTATTATAGATTTTTTCTTAACTTTCGTTTTATTTCAATTATATCACTATCTCTATTCAATGTATATATTTGTTTATCTTTATTTTGTATACAATAATCAATAAAATTATATAATGCGCATTTATTTATATTAATCGTTAATAATAGATTTAATTGTAATCCTATTAATTTATTTAATATTAATGAATCTGATTTAGTTGTATTAATACTATCAAGTTTTTTATCTAATGAAAAAGGTTCTGTATGTAAATTTAATATAGCTTTTATATAACTATCAGAAACTTTATTTTCATCTGAACAATCATTCCTAACATCTTGTTTATATTTTGTTAAATTCACTGCGTTTATTGCTTTTGATGATGGAATACTACTTGAAATATTTAAAAAATTTGAATAAATACTTGCTACTAAATTAATATCTTCTGGAACGCCACCGCCTGTTATTCTATAATATGCAGGTGGTACATACATTTGTTGTGATGATGTATATTGTGGTGGATATACTGTTACGGTATGTTGCGGCTGTAATTGTTGTGATGTGGGAAAATTTAATGTAGGTGCAGGTGCGGTAGCATTTAAAGTTTTTTGTGGTATATAATCTACTATACGCGAATTATCAGTAACTTCTTTAAATAAAGGCATACTGGCATTTATTAAATCAGTATCTTTTTCTTCTATACTTTCAGTTGGATCTCTATAATTGAAAATATAATATGTATTTGGGTTCTTACGATGATCATTAAATACTGGAAATATACGACCATTATCTAATTTATAATATTTATCATAAATAAAAGATTTATGATTAATTTCTTTTATTTTAGCTTGTAATTTTTGTAATTCATCTTTACAATTACCGATATCTTTTAATTTACCGATACTTCTATCAACTTGTATAAACAGTGGTTTATCTGTTGATATTATATATTCATCATGATTTTTTTTATCATCAGTATAATGAATATTAAATATATAATATTCAGGATCAGATGTATTATTACTTTTATATACTGGATAATCTTTATTTCCTATACTAATTTTTATATTATCTAATAAATAAAATTTATTAAATTGTTTTAATTTATCTCTTAAATCATTTATTGTTTTTGTTGGTATTATTTTTTGTGTATCTGTAATTTCTTTAAATAATGATTTTATATCATCACTCAAAAAATCGCGAAATTTATTTCTACCATCTGAATCTAATATATAATATTTACCATTATTTTGCTCGTTTGTAAAAATTGGATAAGTTTTTATTATTCCAGAAGAATCATAATCTTCATATACAAAATCATTTTTATGTTGATATGTATAAAATTCCTCTATTTTTTTAAGTTTTTTATCTCGATCTTTTTTTAATGAGGTAATAATTAGTTTAAAATTTTTATTACTATACCTAGTTTCAGTAAATAATTCATCAATATTTTTATCAGTTAAAGATGTATGAGCTTTTTCTATATCTGCTTCTAAAACTTTACATATTTCTAATTCAGAATTTAAATCGTTTAATTCATCTTTTAATGTATTATTATTACCTATATATTCTTGAATTTTACGAATAATAAAGTCAAAATTAGGATCCATATCTTCATCGTCATAATGATCATATGAATTATCATTTAGGACTTTATATATTTCTTTTATTTTATCTTTAATTTTTTTACATTCTTCTATTTTTGTAGTAGTATCACTTAGGGCTTGTTGTTTAAGACTTTCAATTTGTTTATTATATATTTTTAGTATTTTTTTTATAATTTGATTTATTTTTTCTTTTCTTTGATTTGAATCATCCTGTTTAAATTGATCTATTTTTGTTTCTATATCTTCAATTGATAAAGGATTAGTTTCATCTAACTGTGTAAAATATTCATTTAACTTTGTTAATTCTTGTTCAAAATTATCATATCCTTTTTTTCTTTCTTTTAAAAAATCTAATATTTTTGTATCATCAGTTTTAAATGCTTGTGGAACAGCTTGATTTTTATCAGAAATTAATTCTTCTTTAAATGTATCAAAATCTTCTTTTCTTCTTTTTAAAAAATCTAATATTTTTTCATCAGTGTCAAGTTTTTGCGGAACATCTTGATTTTTATCAGCAATTAATTTTATTTTAAAATCTTTTAATTTTGTATTTTCATCTCTAAGTTGTTGTAATTCAGTTGTATTTTGTGATGTTGATGTAGCTGCTGCCGCGACGGTTTCATTTATTGATAAAATTTTATTAATAGCTTCGTATAAACGTTTTTTATATTCATCACTAATTTTTTTGTCATCATCTGAAAGATCTTTATCAATTTTTTTTTCATAATCACCCATATATTTTCTTATATCATTATTAGTTGCATTTCCGTTTTTTAATTGAGGTATATTTTTATTAAAATTATCTAATACATATAAAAATCTTGAATCTAAATTGCTTCTTTTAAGTAATTTAGCTAAATTTTGGATTATTTTTATAATATTACTTTTTATTCTATATTTTTTTTCAGGTTCAGTAGTAGTATCTATTTCATAATTTATTGATTTTTGTAAATCAACAAATAATTTATCTATTTTTATTCGACGATTAATATCATTATCAGAAATATTTAAATCTGTATCCATTAAACCATCACTTTCCAATAATTCATTTATTTGTTTTAAATATTCTGAATAATTAGTAGTATCAGAACTTGAAAGAGCAGATGAAGTAGTTATTGATGTTGTTGCTAAAAGTGGTGTTTTATCTTGATTTCTAAGTTCATCATAAATTTTTGTTAAATCACTAGATAAATGAAAAATTAAATTTATGTAATTAAAAATATTTAATTTTTCATTATCAAATAATAAAACAAATACTTGAATACATGATAAAGCATACATATTATCAGCTTGTATATAATTTGTCCAAAAAATACAATGTAATAATATTCTAAAATATTTATCAAATTCTTTATATTCTGGTGATAACGTAATTTTAGGATCTATTGTTATAGTAGTGCTACAATTATGAATAAATTTTTTATATAATTCAACAGTTTCAAACATAAATCCATAAATATCTGTTGTATTTTTAAATAAATGAATTAATAATTCATTTAATAGTTTATAATAAAGAAATTTATTATTTTCATAATTATTTAAAATTAATATATATATATAATATTTTAAAGATTTTAAAATATATTTTTTATTAATTATAATTTCATCACTAATAATTAATGAATTAAATCCTTCTTCTCCTGAAAATTGTTTTATTGATGATATTGTCGATGAAGACGATGTTGGTATTTTTATTGAAAATTCTTTTTTTTGTCGTGTAGTATCTATTTCAGCTGTTAAAAAATCTGGATCTTTATCACTCATAGTTAACATTGCTTTATCTAATATTGATTTAGATTCTTTTTCTTTAATTGATGATATTTGTCGTCTTTCTCCTGTTGTATTATTTATTAAATAAGATTTTGTAGATGGCAATTGTGCTTCTTCTTTATTTGGTATAAATGAAGGTTGTTGAGATTGTGGAGATGATCTTGCATCTTGTTTTCTTGGTAAAAATGAAGGTGGAGGAGGTGGTGGAGGAGGTGGAGGTATAGATGATAAAGATGGTGGAGGTGTTCCTTGATTTCTAGGTATAGATGATAGAGATGATGAGGGTGGAGGAGGTGGAGGAGGTGGCGGTACTCCTATTTGTCCTTGTTGTAGAATAGGTTGAAATGGTATAATGTTTTTAACAGGTCCTTCTGTATAATTTCTTACTTTAGGAAATTTTTCTTCATCTACTAATTGTCTAAAAGCTATTATTGTTATTAATAAATCTTCAAATTCTTCAATTGATTTAGATTTATTTTCATTTGCTGATTTTAATTCTTCATTAACAAAAAATTTAAGTTGATCTGTATTAATTTTTTGTCTTGTGTTTTCTTTATCTATATATATTGGCTCACCTTTTTTATTTCCTCTTTGATAAAAAAGTTTATCAGTTTTATCTATAAATTCTTTTAATTTATTTTCAATAAATAAATCAAAAATATGAACATACATTTTAGGATTATTATCAATAGTTCCTTTTGTTGTTGTAAAATTAACTAGATTATAATATTTGTTAAAAAATATTTTTTGTAATATTCTTGAATATTTATCTATATCAGGATCTTTATCAGTTTTTATTAATTCTAATTTATATTCATTATTTTCTATTGTAACTCTAAATAAATTAAATAATTTATTTTTGACACTTTGAACTGATGTTAAAACAGAATTTACACTACCGTTAAAACTTTGTGGTAATTTATACCATGCTTCTGATCCTAAATTTAAATCTCTTTTAAGAGATGATTTATAATTATCAAAAATAAATTTAATAAGATTATCATATTTTTTTTCAGGATCATTATCATCTTTATCATCTGATGTTTTACTTGATTTTTTTATTTTTTTTTAAATAAACTTTTATCTACATCTAAACTTTTTTCATTATTATCATAATCTTCTTTTAATAAAGTATATATACTAGGCAATTCTTTTTTTGTTTCAACATTTATTTGCTTATTACCAATTAAAATTTTTGATCTTTTTATATTAAATTCTATTTTTTTTATAAATTCTATATATATATATAAAATTTCACATATTTCTTTTTCATCATTAAAAGAATCAATATTATTTTCATCAAATTTAAAATTATTTTTAAAAAAAGATTTTAAATCTTCTAATTGATAATCTTTTTTATTATCAACATCTTTTTTAAAATTTTTTAAATTATTATATATTTCTTTATATTTATCTTTATAATTATCAAATAATTTCTTATAAATTTTATTATGTATTATAATTTCTCCTTCAGTCATTTTTTCATCATGACTAGGTGTTTGATTTTTATATATATTATTAAAATATTTAGCAACATCAGTATCTTTATCTAAATCATATTTTTCAAAAAAATCAGATTCAAATATTTCTAAATCTTTTATTTTTTCAGCTATCTTAATTTTAGTTGTTAATCCACCGCGTATTTTAATTCGTCGACGTCTTATTTGTTTTCTTTTGATAGGCATCAAAAATTTAATTATTATAATCTATTAAATTAATATTTAAAAAACCAAAAAATAATTTTTTGATTTTTATAACAGTTGTCGATTTTAATCGAACTTCATGTAGAAGTCCTCATCGTCCAATTCCTCCCATGTTGAATTTGAAACAGTCATATCAACCTTCTTCTCTGGCTTATCCTCGTTCAATACTACCTTATTCCAAGCCCTTCCAACATACGGTTTAACCTCTACCGGCATGATTTCAGGCTTTTTCTCAACTATAACTACCGTCTGGATCTCATCGGGTTCTTCGTCGATGTCGAGAGTAAGAAACATGTTCTTCGAAGTGATGTTATCGATAGTCTTGGCGGCAACTTGCTTAGATTGAACAGTCTTTTCGCTTTCATTCGAGCAAATCTTGCTGTATCGATAAGAAACGATAAGCTTCTCACGATTGGCATAAATAATACGATGCCTAAATCCACAGCTTTCCTTGTCGCACAGTTGTCCGAATGTACAATTCTTCTTCCTTGAAGCAGCATTTGGTTCATCTTTTGAGATATCAAGCTTATCATAAAACTGCTTAACAATCTTTCGCTCCTTATAAGAAATATAATGCTTGAAAGCACAATCGGAGTTAATACAGATACAGTTCTGATTACAAGTTGAAACCATTTGATGCTATAACCCTTGTAGTAGTTATGATAATATTGAAGAATGTAAAATATCATTTTTTTTATAAGATACTTTTAAACAAAAAAAAAGTATTTTTATTACTATTAATCATTATAAATTTCTCTAAAACTTTTAACATTTAGATTAAAGATATTTAAGATTGTGCTATATTTTATTTCATGATTTCTACTTATTATTTCTTGAATTAATTGAACTATTAAATCGTTATAACCATTGTATAAATATCTTTTATATATTCCATTTTGTAATATATTTAAAAAACTACTATATACATTAGAATCTAAACTATCATTAACTTCTAAATCATAATTAAAAATTACAAATAAATGACCTAAATTTTTTAATATATATTGTTTTTTATTTATTTTATAAAGAAATGATTCTTGTATTTCAGGATTTAATGATTTATAAAATATATTTTCAGTTTTTATTATATATTTTTTATTATCAGTTTTACTATAAAAATGTATTAATGATATAAATATTTGTATTAATGAATTATAAATACTTTCATCATTATATTCATTTGTTTCTTGTAAATAATCATAGTAATTACCATCATAATATTCTGTTAAAATTAATCGTGGTTTTTTAGAAAAATCAAAGATTTTTTTATCAATATTATATTCACTATAATCGCGTTTTATTATAGTTATATCTATTTTATTTTTATTTTTATTTATTTTTTCTATTATTAGTTTATCATATTCATTGCGTCTTTCATGATCTTCTTCACTATCATCACTATCATCTTCTTTTTTTTTATGATCAAGATCATCTTCTTGAATATATATTTTTTTAGAAGATTTTAAAAATTCTAAATGTTTTATTAAAAGTTTTCCATATGTATCATCTTTATCTAATAATTTTTCAGTATCAGTTATTTTTAAACAATTGTGATAAAAAAATTTATTGCTTATTTCATCTATTTCACCATCACTATCAGAATTATCATTTAAAATAAATAATAATAATTTAATACCATCGCTATTAATACACTCAAATATTAAATATATATTTTGTTTAAATTTTATGCTAACAGTATTGCTAATTGTAATATTATCCCAAATAAACAACTGTGAATTTTGACTTTTTAATAAATTTTTTTTATCAAATAATTGATTTAAGTATGTATATAAAAGAAATCGGATACTATATATATTCAATTTAAAACTATCGTCATATTTTTTTGCTATTATTTGTCCTAAATCATCTTTTTTAATTTTTATATCTTGTTTAGAATCAATACTACCATTAGCATATAATACTAATTTTCTACTATAATCGGTCATTTATTTTTCTATATAACCTAAATAAATAAAATAACATTATTAAACAGATAATGAAGAAATATGTTTTTATTATTGATTTAGATGCGACAATAATTGGAAATTGTAAATATCAATTAGAACTTTATAAACAATATATGTTATTAAAAAGCAAAGGAATTAAAATAAATATTAATAAATTATTTCATAATTTTTATGTTGAAAAAGCCAAATTATGTCGTCCATATTTCATTTATTTTATGACTAAAATGCGAGAATTATATAAAAATAATGTCTATTTTTATGTATACACAGCATCATCTCATGAATGGGCTAATTTTGAAATAAAAATAATAGAAAAAGCTAATAATATTAAATTTAATCGTCCGATATTTACTAAAAATGATTGTAAATTAGATTCAAAAGAACAGCGCTATGTTAAAATGATTACTCCAATATTAGACAAGATTAAACCAAAAGACCCTGAGATAATTATTATTGATGACTGTGATGTATATAAGGACTTTAAAGAATCGCATATTTTATGCAGACCTTATAAATATACAGTATTTTGCGAACTTCATAATTATTTATTACCAGAGCAGAAAAATATTAAGAATTTATTGATTTGTCCTTTTACAAACAAAACTAAACAATATAAATGGTTATATAAAAAATCAAAAGATATTGATAATAAAAATAAAGAATTTATAGAAGATAAATTTTGGTTATATTTGGCAAATACCATAATTAAACATAAAATATCAAATTATAACCCTAATATCATCAAACAATTAACAACTATCGCTAATAGTTATTAATAACGTGTACAATAATTTGCGTTATATATGTAATATAACCAATAAAATGGACCAAAGAAGATACTCATCATTAATCCAACAGTCTTATCAGTTACAGAACCATTATAAAACATACATATTAAAGATGCGAAGAATGCTATAACACCAGCAATAACCCATATTAATATTAATATTCCTATGAATATTCCAAATATAGACCATCCGGCATCAGTTGAAGTAGCTTGTCCAGCCATATTAGCATAATCAAAATAACCTCTGCGACCACCATTACGAGTTAAATCAATATCAAATTGAGTTTGAGCAACAGGTTGTGATGCTTGTGACGAGGAATGATTACCCCAATCTCCACCCCAACTACTCCATTGACCTACTGGATGATCAGGAGGAGGGAACATATCAGACGCTGCAGGAGGATTATTAGTATCATATCTATGTCTATAACCATATCGATCATAATAAATTCTATTGCCATATTGATCATAATAAACAGCTGTAGTTGCAGGTGCTGCGGTTGAACTTGAACTTCCATTGCCACCTGCTGTTCCATTACCACCAGCTGTTCCATTACCGCCAGCTGTTCCATTACCACCAGCTGTTCCATTACCGCCAGCTGTTCCATTACCACCAGCTGTTCCATTACCGCCAGCTGTTCCATTACCACCAGCAGTTCCATTACCGCCAGCAGTTCCATTACCACCAGCAGTTCCATTGCCACCCGCTGTTCCATTGCCACCCGCAGTTCCATTACCACCCGCAGTTCCATTACCGCCAGCTGTTCCATTACCGCCAGCTGTTCCATTACCGCCAGCTGTTCCATTACCGCCAGCTGTTCCATTACCGCCAGCTGTTCCATTGCCACCTGCTGTTCCTCCTTGTGGAGCAGGTGCTGGCGGGTCAAACTTCTCTAATAAATTGTATTCCATCATTTTTAATAGTTCTATATTATATATATTTTATTTTTCATAGAAATATATTATCATTAATAAAGCATCACATACATCATCTTTTTTTTTTAAAGTATTTATATATGATAATATTTCATCGTTTTTATAGTTATTTTCTAATAAATAAACCGCAAAATATATAGCATCTAATTTATTTTGTTTATATTTATCATTAACTATTTTATCATCGTATTTATTAATAATTTTTAATTTATGTTTAGGCGATACATAATGAGTTTCAATATCCATATTTAGATGTTTAGAAGTCATTTTAAAATAAGTATTAATAGTTGTTTGGATACATTTCATAATTGAAGTCATCTGACATTCAATTAAAATTATTAATTTTTCATCAAAATTAATATTCAATTCTTGCATAATTGTATCAAGAAATTCAATAGTATTATCAATAATATTCTGAATATCATTTTTCTTAGAATTTAAATCAACTTTATTTAAATTCATAATATTTAACTTACCTTCATCAATTTTAGCGAAACAATATGCCATATTCTTAATGCCTATGTCAAATGATAATAATTGTGTCATAATAATATATAATATTATGATAGTTTTATTTATATTTCGCAGGGATTTAAGGACATTTGATAATACAACTCTCAATTTTATTAAAAGTAAATATCCAAAAGCTTCAATATTACCGATATTTATATTCAATAAAATACAAATTGACGAAAAAATAAATAAATATTATTCTAAAAATTCAGCACAATTCTTATTCGAATCATTAGATGATCTTAATAATAACTTAAAAGAACTTAACTTTTATTATACAGATAATGAGATTGATATTATAAATAAAATTAATAAAAAATTTAAATTAGATTGTATTGCCTATAATAAAGATTATACGCCTTATGCAAAAAAACGAGATTATGAAATAGAAAAATATGCGAAACAAAATAAAATCGAAATAATTTCAAAAGAAGATTATACATTACATGATATTGGAACAATACTTAAAGATGATAAAAAACCTTATTTAAAATATACTCCATTTTATAATAAATCTATATTGAAAATTCCAAATCCTGTTAATCCAAATACTAAATTTAATTTTATTAAAGACCCTTCATCGTCTTTATTAAATCAAATGAATTTTATAAGACCAATTGAAAATAAGAATATTTTTGTTAATGGTGGTAGAAAGAATGCTTTACTTATTTTAAATAAACTTAAAACAGGTTATTATGATAAGTATGACAGTGAAAGAGAATACCCATTTTTAAATAAGACTACACGATTAAGTGCTTATATTAAATTTGGTTGTGTAAGTATTCGCGAAATTTATTTTTCATTACCGATAAAACACGGAATAATAAGAGAGTTATTTTGGCATGATTTTTATGCCATAATTACATTCTATTTTCCATATATATTTGAAAAATCATTTTTAACAAAATATGAAAAAGTTAAATGGGATTATAATGAGGTTTTATTAAATAAATGGAAATCTGGAATGACTGGTTTTCCTATTGTTGATGCTGCTATGAGACAATTAAATGAATCTGGGTGGATGCATAATCGTTGTCGTATGATTGTTGCTTCTTTTTTAACAAAAAACTTATTCATGTATTGGAAACATGGTGAAAAATATTTTGCTTCAAAATTAGTAGATTATGATCCTTCATCTAATAATGGTGGTTGGCAATGGTGCGCGTCTACTGGAACAGATTGTCAACCATATTTTAGAATATTTTCTCCATTACAACAATTGAAAAAATATGATAAAGATTGTCAATATGTTAAAAAATGGATACCAGAACTTAGAAATGTCCCAAATAAGATTATTCTTAATTGGGAAACAAAAAACAAAGATATAAATATCAACTATCCTAAACCTATTTTAGATATCAAAGAAACTTCTAAGTTATTTATTAAACGATTTAAGGAGATCTAATCAAACTCTTAAATGATTGGGTGATACTTGGAATGGTTATATATACACATTCATTTTTAATTCCATTTGTATCACAATAATTTTTATATAATTTGTATAGATTAAAAGCAAATTCTTTAATTGTCTTGAATTCATTTTCATGTTTCAATTCATATTTATTAATAATTCTCTCTAAATCTTCATTTGAACTATCAACAGTTACTTCTTTTATTACATCATATGGAATATTCTCGTATTTGATGAAATTGCCATAAACAATTTCTTTCAGATAATTATTAGTTTCAACAGACAATATTTCATTTTTAAGAGTTTCTTTATCGACATATTCAATATCATTATCAATCATTAAATTCATAAGTTTATTTCTTGAAAATTTAGTCAAATTCTCGCAGTTAATCCCTTTTTTAAGATAATAAACCTTAATTGATGTAATTAATTCATTTTTGCTTAGTTTAGTAATATCAGACATTTTTATAATTAATATAAATTTGTAAAAAAATAATCAATTTTTATAAAAAAATGATTTTGTGATTTAAGAAGATTATTACGCAAAAGAATGACGTCGATCGCATCAATTGTTAGTGAGAACACTGATGAGAAGTTCTATGAGAATGAGAATGGAGTTTATTTCAAATCTTCATATCCTTCTCAGTGGTATCTTACGGACTTTATTATCGATGGGAAGACTTACAATTGCTGCGAGAAGTACATGATGGCGGAAAAAGCTCGTTTCTTCAAGGATTTCGAGACTGAAAGTCTTATCATGGCTTGCGATGAGCCCAAGCAACAGAAGATTTATGGACGCAGTGTCAAGAATTTCGACGAAGACGCGTGGAATACTGTCGCTGATTACATCGTCTACTGTGCAAACCTTGCGAAGTTCTCACAGAACGAAGATCTCAAACGCAAGCTGTTATCGACTGGTGATAAGATTTTCGTCGAATGTTCACCTTACGATAAGATATGGGGTAATGGTCTCAACATCACAGACACACTTCACACTCATCAGGAGAACTGGGAAGGAACTAATCGCCTTGGTAAGGCTATCATGAAAGTTCGCGATACATTGCGAGCTATGTAAAAAAAAGAGATGGTCAGCTAGGAATTATATTAAGCAGCAGAAAGAGCTTCTTTTTGTTGCTTCCATAGAGCTGTCGCAGCTTTCATTCTATCTTTTGGTGGAATTACTTTATTTTCTTCTTTAAGCATAAAATCTCTAATAAAAAGATTATAGGCTGATGCTGGTTTTTTGACTTTTTCAATAGCTTCGCCATTAGCCCCTTTTGAAGAACCTTTCATACTTGATTTAAGAATTTTTGTTAATTCAGCAATAGTATAAGTTTTAGATACATCAACAGACCCCACGAAGTTATCGATAATTTCTTTTGTAGTCATTATTTTTAATATTGGTCTAATGTTTATATACCTTTATGAAAAAAAATGATTATTTATATTAAAATAATAATTTATAAAAATGAATAATGATGGTGGATTTAAAAGATTTCAAGATTTTGAACCAGTTACATTAACAAAAAAGAAGACTAATAACAGTGTTGCTAATGAAAAATCTAAATCAAATATTCATTTAGTTAATAAAACTGCTATTGATAATGAAGAATTGCCAAAAATAATATATTATACTACTGATCAGCTTAATCAAATTAAAAATTTGAGAGAATTATGTGATCTAAATCAAGAACAAGCTTCTATGATATTTGGCGGAAGTGTTAAAAAAGATTTCTTCAATAAGATCGAATCTAACAAACTTAAATTTGATCAAACAACATTTAATACAATTATTAGAACTTTGAATAATTATCTAAAAAATAAAAATAGAAAACAAAAACAATCAACTTAAAAAACCTTCTTTTTAATAATATCAATTTCTTTTTTTAACTCTTTTATTGCTTCTACTATTAAACCAGCCATATTTCCATAAGCCAAGTTATAAAGACCATCTTTATTTACTATTACTGCTTCTGGTAAAACTTTTTCAACCTCTTGCGCTATTAATCCGGTTTGTCTTTTAGAATTATCAATATCTTTATCATCTATTAGATTATATGTAACACCATTTAAAGAACATAATTTATCTAAGGCATTCTCAATATTCTTTATATCTTTTTTTAATCTCAAATCAGAATATGAATATAACAAACCATTTAGATAAATATTAAAATCATTTGTTGTTGATTTATATTCGCATATTATAGCATCAGTATATTGATTATTATTTGATATATATAGATTATTATCATAATATGTATTTGAATTATTTAAAATAGAAATAACAAAATTGCTCTGATTTGTTCCAATTTTATAAATATTATTTACATTTTGAAAATTTGTATTGAAATGAATTAGAGCTGTGTCTGTGCATGAATTTAATGTTATAAAATTATTATTATCTGGAAAATTGTTTATTTGAAATAAGTTATTTGATGTAGGATTCATATTATCCCCATTAATAATCACACCACCTTTATAATTATCTCGATTATAAACACTTGGATTTAATATTATATTTTTGGTATTTAATTCAAAATTAACATTTGATGATATATTTTCTATTATTGATAAAACATTATCATATAATGAAACTCCTTTACTATTGTAAATATTTCCTGTTAAATATATGTTATTTGTCTCAATATTTCCACTTGTTTTCAATGTTCCCTTTTCATCTATATTCAATAATTTATAATTATCAAGATATATTTCATAATCATTTGTATAACTATAAATATTATGAAATCTATTATAAATATTTTGCTGTTTTATTGTTGGTAATTTAATTACAGTATTAATTAAATTTATAGGAACTGTTATTGGTATTGATGGAGATACTGAATTATTTATATATATATCATAAATATCATATATAAGAACATTTATTGGTATATATTTTCTCATTCCAAATAAAATTAATTCATATTGTTTTTCAACATATTCAACAAAAGAAGATGTTGATAATCCATATGATGTATCAGTTCTTAAATAATGAAATGTATTATTTATTGTTATTTGAGGATTGTCAAAATGATTATTAGTAACTGTTGTTGAAATTATGTTACTATAATTATTATAAATACTTGTCGGAACTGAATTATCATATCTTAGTAAATTATGAGAATATGCTGTTAAAGTTACATCAATTTCATTAATTATAAACTGACTGTATTTATTATAAACTATTATATTTGAAAAATTAATATTATGATATGTAAAAACTAATAAATTACTTCCATAATCACTACTATCATATGAAGGTTCGGCAATATTTGTAAGTATATTTACATTTTCGCCAGCTATTGATATTTTTACAGATGAAAATAAATATGAAATGGATGATGGAACAATATAACTTAAATTAATATTTGTTAAATTACCATTATCATAATTACCAGAAGATAAATCATAATTTACTGTTTTAGTTTCATAATTATTATTTACATAACTTAAATTTGAATCATATGATATAATTGGAGGTAATAAATTATATTTTAAATTATTAATATCAAATTTAAAATTATTAGTAGCATTATCAACATCAATATAATTCGCATAAACATTCGAAAAATTATAAATAATATTTGAAGTTACTATATTAGAATTAACGCTAAATAATGTTTTTTGAACTTCATAATTAGGAATTGGAGTTTTTAAACTATATTTGACTCCTGTTGTCGTATAATTAATATTAAAATCAGTTAAAATATTTAAGTTACTTGATGTTATTATAGTTCCTAAATTACTATATTGATTTGTTAATATAATAGAAGGAGCATTTGAATAACTATTGACATTTAATGTAGTATTTGTAATAATATTATTTGAATTTATATTTAAGATATTTGAATTATTAAAATTAAAATTAAAATTATTGTTTATTAATAAATCCCAATTATTTAAAAAATTATTTTGTTTTATTCCTATTTTAACAGGCGTTGATGATATATTCGTGAGTTTTAATAAATAGTTAGGAGTGCTGTCATTTATATGTAAAACAGCATCTTCATATAAACATTTATAATTTGTATCATTATTATAAAATTGTCCACTACCAATATTTACAATATTTGTATTTGATGTTGTAGTATAACAACTTAAAAATGGCGATGATGTTGCTTTTGGAATTATTTCAAATAATGTATTATTTTCATAAGAGCCTATTGAAGAACTTGTTGAAGTTCTATTTGTTATATGCGATACTTTAAATTTTACATTATCTATTATTGAATTATCTATTCCAGTTCTTTCTGCTGTATCTACCAAATTAATATCAATATTAGCACAAGTCTTTAATGATAATTTTGTAGGTGTTGAAATATTCATAAATGTCTTTCCTCTACAATTAAAACTACCAGTACAAGAATCAAAGTTATCATTAAATGTATAAAAAGGAGAATTTTTATTTATGTCATTTATTGAATCTGCCCATCTTGAACTTATTGAATTATATCCAACAATCAATGTATTTTTTGGATATAATTTTATTAAATTACCTACTATTATAACATCTGTATTATTAGTATTTATATCTTGTTGATGTGTATTAATTTCTGTTTCCTTTACAATCGTATTCATAGAATATACCAAATTATAAAAATCAGTTATATTTAAAGAAACATCCCATGCCGATTTTAAAGCATTATTTGTATTTAGAATAGCAGCATTTAAAACTTCTATTAATGATATGGCATTGGCTATATTATTACCTATAAGAGTATTTATAGCATCTGATAATACATAACAAGAATTAGCATATTCATAAGTTTTATTTATGAAAACGATATATTTATTTGTAATACTATATGATATATCTATAAATTGATATTTATTATAATTACTTATTTGAATAAAATTATTCAAATAAATTATATCATTATAAATCTCATCAATAAGATTTGTAATATAATTTATAAGATTTATATTATTGTCATTAGCTGTTTTTATGACATCATTAATTAAAACTAAATAATTATAATTTGATAATAAACTAATTGCTGCTGTTTTATAAGAAGCATATAAATTCTTATTATTTGTTATTATCGTATATATATCAGTGATTCCTGATTGTATTGTTAATAATGTATATAAAGTTAATAAAACTGGGGAAGTTCTATCATAAGTTATTATAGTATTATAAATATTTGATGAAAAATTACTATTATTTTTAGAAACTGGTAAATATATTGCTCTTTCTGTAATTATATTATTATAAATTGTATTTGTATTATTAAAATTTATTTGTGCTGTTGTTGAAGATGTTATTGAAATTGGTTGATAAACTGAAGGTGTTAAAAGATTTGTATAAAATTGTCCATATTTTGTAATAATACTATTATTAATATTTGATGAAATTACATAATTATTCGTTGATATGTTACAATTTATTGTAGAATAATATAATAGATTTGAATTAACCCATGATGCTACTGACAATCGATTGATTTCAACCAATTTATTAGAAGAATATGAATAAATATTTGATGATAAACTTAAATTTGAAAAAGCATCGTTAATATAATTATTATTATTAATATCAATATTTGATAATGTTTTGTAATAATTTGAAGAATTAACATAAATATTAGATGATATTAACACATTGCTATTACCTGTTGTAAGTATTCCATTGATATCTGTTGTTGATGTAATATTTGAATAAGAATTTGATATTGAAGCATATGTATTCAATGTTAAATAATATAATTGTTGTGTGAGATTATTATAATTATAAGCTATATTCAAATAACTTTTAAAAGTTGTTGATATATTTGATAATGTTGAATAAATATTTGAAGAAATTAAAAATGTATTCGAAGATGATATTAAATTATTACTTGAATTTTGTATTATAATATTTGAAGTTACATAAACTGAATTGAATATAATATTTGAATATATATGAAAATCTGTTAAATTACTTACATAATTATTTTGAATATAAGTATTGATTGTCGAACCAAAAATACTACTAACATTTGAATTTACGATTATATCATTCGCCTTATATAAATAATTGTTTATATTTGCGTTAACATTCGATTGTAAGTTACTTATATTTGATGCTAATAGTGAATTGCTCTGAGAATTTGGAATATTTATATTATAATTTGAATTATAAAATATGTTACTAACATTTGAATTAATATTCGAAGATAATGTATAAATATTTGTTGATATATTTAAAGCATTATTTGATGTAAGAACAGTGTCTAAATACATTGTTCCTTCATTGCCCATAGCATAAATTTTATTTATTATGGTTGTTAATGGATTTGGTGCAAATGTAATATTATTATTATTGAATTTATAATTTCCTGTAATATTCACTGAACCTTCAATATTCAAATCTCCAATAATTTTTACATTACCATTAACATTTACTATATTACTTGTATTAATATTTTCATTATATGTTTTTGAATTATTAATATCTATGAAATATGTTGAATTAAAACGATTATAATAAAAATTAATACAAGACTTTGATGGATTATAACTATTCATCATATAACCAATTTGTAATGGTCCTGCGAAATTAGCTTCATTGGCAACATGTTTTTTATAAATATACCATTTATTCTTATTCACATCATTTAGATTACTTGGATCATCGCAAAAATCAATTCCAGAATACACAGAATTTACACTTGCCCTATAAAAACTTATAACACTATTATTAATTGACTTTTGATCATAAACATTATTCTTTATTTGTAATGGTATAGTTATATTACTGTCTTTATTTGAAACGCCTATTCCAATATGAGCATTTTGATTCCAAGCACTATTCGAATTTATATATTTAAATGTTGCTATTCTCAATTCATTTTCATAATAACCATCATATGAATTTATTCCTCCAACAACATTTAATTGTTTTCTATTTGATGTATTTAAAAATTGATTAACACCAACATTTAAACTATCTATATTTATCGAATTGTCTGTATAAATTACAGGTAGTTTACATTTATAAGTATTACTATTTACATCAGTTACATAATAATCTTTTGCTAATATTTCACCATTTACTTCAAGTGTTTTAGTTGGTTTGATTGTATTAATGCCAATCTTATTATTTTCCATGATTGCTAAATTTGGAACAAGTTGTTTAAGGTCTGTTTTATTTTTACCAGCATAAAAATAAATATTATTCCATGTTGAATTAGCTTGTGTTAATATAATCAAACTATTATCTGTTTGTGAACATAACGAATTTAATTCATTATGACCTATATAAGCCTTAGAACTTGCTTGGATTGTTAAATCTTGTAAAAAAATTTCAAATTTATTTTTATTTGCTGTTCCAGGTTGTTTATAAACATTTAAAATATTATTATTATAAACAATATCTACATTCTGAACTTTTACGCCGACGCCTAAAATACCTGTTAAATTTAAATTACTTGTTATTGATGATATCAAAGATGAATTAGATGAATTTGAAAATGAACCTAATAAATTACCACCATAAGTAATATTACCTGCTACATTAAGATTATTTACTGTTATTACATCAGCATTAATTTGATCATTGAATGTAACTGTTGATGAAAAATTTACTGGTCTATTAAAGTCGCAAGTAGTTCCATTATTATTTCCAGAAACTTCAAAATTACCTAAAACCTTTAAATCAGTTGTAGTAATATTGCTTGTAGTTAAATTTGATGTAATTTTAGCATCACCATAAACATTTAATTTATAACTTGAAGTAGGATCGCCAATTTGTATATTTGAATTAAAATAAAATTCAGCCTTATTAAAAGTTCCTCCATAAATCTGATTAGCATTTAAAGTTAAACCAGCTTGTCTAACATAAATACTATCTAAATTTTTATTTGTTTGTGTGAAATAATCATACATTATTATTTTATTAGCAAACATTGTTCCGTTGACATAAAAATTAGGAAATTCCGTAATATTTGATGTATCAATTGACATAGTATTTTTAGTATAATTTATATATGTTATTGGTTGTGAAATAGTATCTAAATTTACCAAAACTACATTATTGGTATCAATAGCTAATTGTGGATAATTGGAATTTACATAAGTTGGATGCTGACTTTTATTAATCTGATCACCATTTGGATTTATATATAAGGAATCTATGGATTGATTAGAATTATTTACATTGAAATGTAAAGGCATATTAAAAGATGTAATTATATGTGCTGGTGAATCTGATGAATTTCCAATAATTCCTAATGATATTTGTGAAGGTATATAATTAACAACTTCATTATTTGCTATAACTAATTGAATATTTGAAACAGATCCATTACAATTCTTTGCTATTTTTAAAGCATTTGTATTATTATTAGCATCATTAATAGTTCCTAATGTAACATTATAATTTGTATAAATATTATATTGGGTATAATCTCTAATTTGATAAAATAAAGAATTCGCAGAAATTTCATTAATTATTTCTGATAATGTTGATGTTGGACTTATACTTGATGATATTGTTATATTACTAGCATGAATCGCACCAGTACATAATATATTTCCATTTACAACAAAAGCAGAATCAGTATTATTATTGAGATCTGTTCTTGATATATTCACGCCTGTATTATTATCGCTCACAACCAATTTATAAATGTGATTTAATTTATTGGTATCATTAATAGCTGATGGTGGAATAGTTTCGGCAACAGCTAAACGCGTATTTATATAATCGTATTTAATGAAATCCAAGTTAGAATTAATTTCTAATCCGATACCTATCGAATCAATTTGTATTCTGTTATAATCCATTTATATTTATATATAAATAATTTTTAATAACTGTTTATATATTATGAATAATAACAAAAAAATAATATTTATAATATTAATTTGTTTATTACTTATTGATTTTTATGTATATATACCACTAAGAATTAAAAAAAATTTTACTAGAACAATTGAAATCAATTATTGTTCATCTTGAAGCATTCTTAATATAACGCGTTTAATATATTTTAACTGTTCGTTAACTTCTGTATTATTATAAATTTCTTCCTCAGTCGCATTATATAAATATAATAAAATGTGAGATAAGAATTTTTTTAATGCTAAATCATCTTCACTTTCATTACGAGGCTTTAAATAATTAAAAATCATCTTTTCTTTTTCCGAAACTTCTGGTTTACTTGAAATAAAATGTTTCTTACTTTTTTGGTATAAACTTTTATAAGTCTTGCGCGTTTGTTTTGGGTTAGATGTTCTTGTTGGTTTAGCAGTAGTACTCATATTTCTATATTATTATAATAATTTAAAAATTTTTAATCTTTAATATCTAATTGTCCATAATAAATTAATGCTTCTCTACTTACATTATTTTCAGCATCTTTCTTAGAAAAACCTGTTGCTGTTGCTATTGTATCATTTGAACGATTTTTCACACAATAATTAAAGATTTTAACGCAATCTTTTGTTATTATTCCCAATTCGCAGAATTTTGGTGTATCTTGAATTGAATGTTGCATATATGACACAAGCATGTCTTTATAATTTGTTTTCTTCAATATAAGTTCACTAAAATCAATATATGTCTCAATAATTGTTATTATCCATTTTTCCGCAATATAATATCCAGCTCCTGTTAAAGCTATTAATCCAATTTTTTCAGGCATTTTCACCTGATCATCTTGATTCTGAAAATCTGTATATAAAGCACCTATAAATGCCTCGAAAATATCCTCCATAATTTTATAATTACTTCTTCCATTTGACTCCTCAACCTGTTTTGATATTATAGCAAATTTATCAAATCCTATCTCATTTGATAAAAATCCTAGCATCTTACCATTAACAATTCGAGTTCTAATTTTAGATAGAAAACCTTCGTTTTGATCAGGAAAACGAAAATAAAGATAATTAGCAACCACCATATTCAATATAGCATCACCTAAAAATTCAAGTCTTTCATATGACATATCTTGTAAAGGAATACAATCTTTTGGACAATTTGTATTACCTGTCGCAAAATCAGCGTTTTTCATTGTGCAATATGATTTATGAATAAATGCCGTTCGATATAAATTGATATTATTATATTGAATTCCTTCTAACCCATTACTATCAAAAAACTTTCTTAAATCATTTTCTTTTAACATAATATTCGTATTATTATAAGGCAATTCATCCGATTGAATAACCTTTGTTTTATTATGGATACTCTCAATCTTTTTCATTATAAATATTAATATAATTATTTATATATCATTTTTTATTTTAATTACCTCCTGATTTAAGTCCTGATGTTTGTTGATTTTCAGATGGAGTTAATTGATTTACTGCTTGCGGTGTTAATTGTCCAGAGACAATTGATGGTATTTGTGTAGCATAAGGAGATATTTGATTAACATTAACACCGGTTTGATCAACATATTGAGGTGCTGGAGGAGGAATCTTATTTAAATCAACAGTATTATCAGTAAATTTTTCGACAATTGTAAGACGCTCGATTTGACCTTGTGTATTACAAAAATAATAATTCATTGTTTATAATTATATTATAAAAAAATTACATAGGTCCTTTTGGTTCTACTAAATCATTATTTCTAATGTGAATATGCCAATATTCATCTTTGTGAAAAATATAGATTGTAAGATGTTCTACACGAATCGCATTTTTTCCAGCTTTTTCAGCACCAATCTGATTTTTAATCATTTTTAAAAGACTGAAAGAATTACTACGAGAAGAGCAATAGAATGCGGCTTTTGTTGGTTTCTTGCTATCATTCATATAATTCTGAATAAAACGAATAACTGCTTCGACTTGACCAAGTGTAGCCATTTTATGTTAATTATAAAAATAATCATTTATCAATTTTTTATTAATTTATATTCAAATTTACCATTTTCTTTTTTTTTCAATAATAATTCTAATTGTTTATTAATAATTATAACTACCTTCTTATTAATATAATAAGAATCATATTTGGTTTTCCATATTTCTAATCGTTCTATCAATGATTTAAGGGATTTATTAGAAACATGAATATTTAAAGTTTTAAATATTCCATATTTCCAATATAATGTACTTAAATTTACAGTTTCTATTGATTCAATATTTTCTATTTTAAAATCTTCAATCATTTTATTTAAGATCATATTATGATTTTTTAATACTTCACTTAAATTAAATAATCCTTCAATAACTCTTTTATCCCATTTTTCTAATACTGGAACTACATCAGCCCTTATTTTTCCTCTCTGACTCCATGTAGGAGTGCTATTCTTTAAATATGGTAGGTTGTGTTTTTTCGCAAATTTATAAATATCATCCTTACTTACATCAATTAATGGTCTAATAAATACAATATCATCTATTTTTGATTTATATTCAAAACCTACCAAATTCTCATATTTATTATTATAAGCTATATTTGTTAAAATATTTTCTAAACAATCGTCTTTATTATGTCCTAATATTACAATTGGTTCTTCTCTTTTCATAGCACATTTATAAGAGTTAAAACGAACCCTTTTCGTATAACTTTCATATACATCCCTTAAATCATTTTTCATACATATTCTTCTCTTAATCTCATTAATTTTTCGAACATATAATTTAACATTGAAGAAGACACATAAACAACTTAAAAACTTAACTTCTTCTTCAACTTCTTTTCTATTATTATAATTAATATGAACAGCAATAATATTTATATTTTTTATAAATGATAAATTATATAAACATACAACAGAATCAACACCGCCTGATAAACTTATTATAACAGTTCTATAATTAATATTATCAAATTCACCTATCTTTTCATGTCTTTTATGACTTATTGTAATATCTGGATTATTATCTAAAATACTTCTATCAAAATCAAGAGGATAATCATATAAATCTAATTTTTCTTCGAATTTAGCACGATTAAATGTAGCCTTTATGAATTGTTTAGGAATTGGCTCAATCTTCCAACATTCATTCATCACAAATAATAAATTTTCACGAATATTAGAATGTCTATACACAAGCATATAAAACATCCAATTCGTAAAATTCAAATTTTGAATAAAAATTTTATTATTATATCTATCTGCTATTTTTATAGCTTTCCTATTGAAATAAATTAATATATGATTATTTTGTTCTTTTCTATAATAATGTCTTGTAAGTTGATCATAAATTAATATTCCTAATATTGGTTTTTCATGAATCTCATAAGAATATTCATCAATTAAATGTCCATAGTTATCTGATAAATACGCATCATTTTCATCATCCTGAGAAAACCAATACTTCTTTCTTTCAATCCAATCATTGTAAAATATATCCATTTTTGTGATATATTTTATAAAAAAATAAAATCAATTTTTAATTAGAATAATATTCATCAGCAATACCATTATTAATCGCCTCTTCCGCATTCCATTCAATGTCTTTTTTTAGAATTTTATTTAATTTTTTTTCCGTCAGAGATGTTTTTTCAACATAAACATTTGTTAAATGATCTTGAACTTTCTTAAAATTAAAAAATTCATCCTCTAAATATGACATCTTTCCCCAAACGCCTGATCTCAATTCGTGAATAAGAATATAAGCATTTTTACAGATATATCTCTTTTTACCACTTACACTAATTAGTGTTCCGGCAGACGCAACATAACCATCAACGACTGTATAAACTGGAACAGACAATGAATTCATACAATCAATAATACTAAATGCAGCATGTATAACTCCTCCATTTGTAGTTAGATGAAGATAAATTGGAACAGGTTCAATATTAAAATCCATTAATCCTCTTTTTAATTTTAATTCTAAACTTCTCAATGTATTATTTAAATTAAATGCCGTCGTATGATCAATGTCTTTATTAAAATAAATATGATTTCCCATGATATTAATTCCAGTTGTTGGCGTATCTCTGCTAATTATAATATTGGGTGTTTTTTGTTCATCATCTTCTTCATCCTCGTCATCTTCATTTACAATTTTTCTTTTTTTATTAATATGTTTAAATGAAGGCGCTGACCAATTATATTTTACACTCATTTTTATTATATTTATTTCGACTAATCTTTATATTAAAAAAATGATTTTTATTTTTAATAAGATCATTATCATAATGGGATGCGGAGAAAGTAAATATGTTCAAAATCAAGAAAGATTCGTTAAAGCTAATGTTGAAAATTTAAAACAAGTATTGCCAAAACGTTACTATAGACAACAAATTGAAGGTAAATTAAGACAATTATATGCTCATAGCGATTCTTCAAGTAATAATAAAAATTCATATATTAATGATTATGATTGGAATAAAGCAAAAACATCAGCCAAGTTTGTTTATACAGATTAAATAAAATGTATATAAATGGTATTTAAAATTATTTATACAAACATGTATAAAAAATTGAATTTATTTGTGACTGGTGGTTGTGGCTTTATTGGTTCTAATTTTTGTAATTATATAGCCGATAAAGTTAATAAACTTGTTATCATTGATAAACTTGATTATATTTGTAATGAAAAAAACATCAATTCTATTCTTAAACAAAAAAATGTTTTTTTTATTAAAGATGATTTAGTTAAGCATAATTTCTTAGAAACTTTTGAAAAACATAATATTAATTATGTAATTCATTTTGCTGCTCAAACACATGTCGATAATTCATATGAACATTTTAAAGAATTTATTAATGATAATATAATGGCTACTTATAAGCTCTTTGATGCCATTCATAAATATCCTAAATTAATAAAAACAATCCACTTTTCAACTGATGAAATTTATGGATCCTCCGAAGATGGTAGTTTCTTTACTGAACTTTCTAATTTTAATCCTACAAATCCATACTCTTCAACAAAAGCTTCTTGTGAAATGATTGTTAATACTTATAAATACACTTATAAATTACCAATTATTGTTACGCGTTGTAATAATGTTTATGGAAAATTTCAATATTTTGAAAAGGTCATTCCATTATTTATTCATAAAGCTATTAATGACGACGAGTTGACTATTCATAAAGATGGTCAATATATTCGAGACTTCATTCATGTTAATGATGTTATCGAAGGAGTTCTTACAATTATGGAAAAAGGTAAATTTGGTGAAGTTTATAATATTGGAAATGATAATCCCATTAAAATTATTGATCTTGCAAATATGATTATTAATAAAATTGGAAAAGGAAAGATTACTTATATCAAAGATAGGGCTTTTAATGATTTTCGTTATCCTCTTGATGTTTCTAAATTAAAAAGTCTTGGATGGATGAATAAGATTGATTTTAATGATGGTTTAGATGAAGTTATTGAATGGATTAAAGAAAATCATGATTATTTTAATGAGATTAAAGGTAAAACATTTAATGACAATAGAGGTAAATTACAATTTATTCCAGTTCCAACACAAACAATTAAACAACAACTTATTTCAACAAATAAAAAAGATGTTGTGAGAGGCATTCATACATCGCCTTATGGAAAGCATATCGTATGTATTAAAGGTTCTTTTATTGATTATGTTATCGATTTTACAACAATGACTTATAATAAATATTATATTTCAAGCGATAATTTAAATAAAGTCTATGTTCCACCAAATCATGGACATATGTTTATTTCACTTGAAGACGATAGCACAATGTTTTATCAAATTGAAGGAATATATAATCAAGAAAATGAAAAAAATTATAATTATCTTTGCCCTTTTATCAATTTAGATATTCCTTTTGAAAATAATTATATTTTAAGTGAACAAGACAAAAAAGCTAAGTTTTATAAAGAAGTTGATTATATTCTTCTTGGTGCTTCTGGATTTTTAGGTGGAAAAATCGAAGAAGAACTTAAAAAACAAAATAAAAATTATATTGTTCTTAATACAAGACTTGAAAATACTGATCTTCTTAAAAAACAATTTGAATTTTATAAACCAAAATATGTAATTTCAGCTGCTGGAATTAGTGGAAAACCTTCGACATCTTGGTGTGACGCTAATAAAATTGAAACACTTAATACCAATATCACATATCAATTAACTCTCGCAAATATTTGTAAATCCCTTGATATTCATTTAACTTTATTAGTTACTGGAAATATTTATAAATATGATAAAGATCGATTATTCAATGAAGCAGATGAAGTTAATAATGAATCAAATTATTATTATAAATGTAGAGTTTTATTGGAAAAATGTTTAAGTTGTTATAATAATATTCTTCTTCTTCGTATATGTTATCCAGTAAGTCTCGATAATAATCCTAAATGTCTTATTTCAAAACTTAAAAATCGTTTAGATAGTATCGACAATATTAAAATTAATATTACAGTTATTCCAGAGCTATTTAAACATATTCCCTTAATTATTGAAAAAAAACTAACTGGATTATTAAATTTTGTAAATAAAGGTCATATTTATTTACACGAATTATTAACAATTTTAAATATTGAAAATTATAAAAATAATTATAATGATGATAATCAATTTGGTCTTCTTGATACTTTATCATTGGAAAAAGTAGTAGGAGAACAAAAAATATTAAATGTTTTTGATGCTATTATTATGAATAAACAATAATCAATTATAAATATAATTGAGTGATTCTGATTTCATATAAATACTTGATTCATATTTTTCATTTACTTTAATTGGATGTTTAACTACTTGTTTTACTTTTTTTGATTCTTTTGTTATTTGAGATAACATCAGTTTGGTTTCTTGTTCTTTCTTTTCTTTTTCTGATATTAATCCAATAAGATTATTATATTCAATCTTTCTAATTTCTGCTAAAAACTTTTTACTCATATTTATCATTTTTTATTATTTATCATTTTTTATTATCATTATTATATAGAATACAAATGGGTAGTTCGCAAAGTACTCCGCAACAACAACAATATTATCAACCTCCTGAACGAAATAATTATCTTAAAACTAAACAAACAACAAATTCTGTCAAAAGTGATAAAAAAGATAGCGAAATGATGAAAAATATTAAAAGTAAAAATCTATTCTATTATATAGTAGCTTTAAAAGATAAAGAAAATAAAATAATTGAAGGATATGATTTAATGATCGCTGTCGATAATAATCATGAAATACAAAATACACAAGTTTTATCAATAGATGATTATAATAAAATAGCAGGAAGTGATGATTTTAAAAATAAATTTAATAAACTTAATAAAAAAATAAAAACTGGTGGTAGAAGAAATGGTATGCGTAGAAGAGGAGGAACTATAAATAATATTCAACAATGTCCACCATGTGCTTTACAACAACCACAACAACAAATACAATATCAAAAAGATACAACATTTGGACAATCATTCACTAGTAGTTTTGGTGCTGGACTTGGTGCTGGATTAGGTGTTATGTCTACTGTTTTATTAATGGATCTTTTATTACCTCGATTTAATTATTATGGATATGGTTATTATGATACATATGGTTATGACAATGATGTTTTTATAGAAGTTAATAATTATTATCCTGATAATTATGACGAAGGTTATGAAGATGGATATGAAGATGCTACCGATAATCAAGAAAATAGCGGAGACAATCTAGATTCATCTAATATAGATAATACTGATAATGGCGCTGATGATGGTGGAGATGATTATGGAGATGGTGGTGATTTTAGTGGAGGACGAAGACGCCGTAAAAATCAAAAAAATAAAAGAATACCAAGAAAATCTAAGTCTTAAATTTAAAATAATTTTCAATATTGATTCTATTCCCTTTTATAAAAACCATATCGTATTCATTCCATAATAAATTATAACATGGTTGAAATGTTAAATCATCCAAAATTTGTTTTTTTATTGTTGATGGATTTCTAAAATCAACATTTTTATAATAAGGCATCAATGAACCAATATTCCAATTATTTTTAAGCACTAATTGGGACATGTCGATTTCTTTTTTCAATACAACTTCATCATAATTATTTATATAAATTGTATTACTGAATATTCCCTTGTTTATTAAAAATTCTACTGTTTCTTTATTCATCGCAAAAATATATGATTGAACATGAAATAATATTTTATTAAATTTTTGAATACAAGAATTTATACTACTTCCAAATATTCTAACATCATCTGTTAAATTATTTGTATAAATATCAGTCCATTTACCTTTATAATAAGATGGCACAAATGGACCCAAAACTGTCGAATTAACAAAAATGAATTTTTCATATTTTTTATAAAAATCATCTTTTAATAATCCATCGCTCCAACCACCAAAATCATAACCATTATTATCTCTATAAATCCTATAAACATAATTAGGACAATCAAATGTTATTTTTTTATTATTAGAAATCATTATAAAATCAACATTTTCATCTTCGAAAATAGCATTTTTTATAAAATACTTAACGCGTTCATTATATTCATGAAAAACATACAAAACCAGAGTTTTATTAGACATTATTATTTAAGAATAATCTTAATAAACCTTTAAATCATTTGTATTTATTTCAAATTATATTTTTTATCGTTTTCAAGTAGAATAAAAAAAATTAATAGATGTCTTCATGGGCTGCTATTAATACAATTAGCGGATTTGTTGGTATAGGAACACCCGCAAATTCTACTAATTGTATTTCCTTATATACATCAACGACATCTTCTAGTAATCAAGCATTAATTACATCTACATCTAATTTTGCCAATATTCAATTTAACAATAATAATTCGTCAAATGCTTATCTTGGTATTGGTTGTAGTAATATAACAGGTAATTATTCGAATAATATGTTCCTTCAAGCAGATAAAGGTATCATTTTTAATACAGGGGGTAATACTTTTTCTACTTCTATCCCATCTATGATTATTTCTTCTACCGGAAATGTTGGTTTTGGTTCTTCCCTCCCTAATACAAAACTTGATATTTCAGGTGTTGTTAATATAAAAAATGGAACTAATTCAACGCCATCTTTTTCAACTGCTTATGGTGGAACTGGGGATCGAATAGTTTTTGTAAATGGAACTTCTGGAACATCATATCCATATTCAGTTGGTATTAATACAAATTCTTTATGGTATTCTGTTCCATCCGGAGCAACACATGATTTTTATGTAAATGGCACTGCTATCGCTCAAATTAATTCAACTGGTTTAATTACTAATTCGACATATTCAATTACTTCTGGTTCTTCTATCACGGCTAATAGTTTATCTTTAAATAATGGATCTATTAATAACACAAGCACTATTAATATTAATAACCCCCCAACTGGTGCTAATTATAGTTTAAATGTTAATGGTATTTCATCTACAAATGGTTTAGTTAGTGGTTTTAATAATGATTCAAATTATTATCCTTATAATTCAGGAAAATTTATATTACTACATCATCCGACTTATAGTGGTGCTATTGGTTCTCAATATCCAAATCCAGAATGTGCTTTTGTTATGGGTAATTCTTCGTGGGCACCAGGACAACCTTTATATTCTACAATTCCATGGGCTTTTTATAATGGAGTTGTAAAATATGCTGCTAGCGTTAGTCCTAATAATTCAATGAGATATGATATTGGTAATTCAACAATTAATAGTACAGTAGGTGTAAATAATGGCGGGGGAACAGGAACAAATACATTTAATCCATTATTAAGTATATTATGGAATGGTAATGTTGGAATTGGAATAACAAACCCATCTAGTTCATATATTTTAACTGTTAATGGAAATACAAATCTTTTAGGAGGTGTTGATTTATCTGGTAATGTTAATACAACTAGCACAACAGCAAATTCAATAAATACATCAGGCGGTATTACAGCTGTTAGTAATATTACAGTTACTGGAAGTGGTTCTACTATATCAGCAAGTAATGCTAATATTTCTTTCAATTTATCAGTTAATAGTAATATTAAAACTAGTAATATTGTTTGTAGTAATCTTTATAATAGTAATACTATAACTTCAAGTAATTTAGTTATAACAGCAACTGCCACTAATTCTATTCTTACATCAGGTGGTATTAGTGCTTCTGGTGTTATTACAACTACCAATAATATTACTACAACTGGTTCGGGTTCCTTAAATATAGCAGGTTCTATTACTGGTGCTTCATTAGGGTTAGGAACTACTGGTGATATTACTAGCGTTCGTAATATTACTTCTACTGGTCTTATAACTACTTCAAGTAATCTTAATGCTGCTGGTTTAACATTAGGTTCGGGAGATGTTGGAAGTATTCGTAATATTTATTCATCAGGTCTTATAACTACTTCAAGTAATATTACTACTACAAGTGGAGGAACTATAACTGCTTCTGGTATTATTAGCGCAGCAG